GTCTGTACCCCCCGGGGGTACCCCGGAACCTTTCGCGGCCCCCTACCCTCTGACCTGGGCATTAGCATCAGGATACTCGGTATCGTCCATACCCTACCCAGGTATGTGACCTCGGATCGATATACGGGGGTGGGGTATGTGCACCGTGAGCATGCGCTCGCTCTGCATAAGTATGCAAGCCATCGAATAATGAGAGTGACTATCAACTAGATGACCACACAAATATGAGACGATGACTCATCATGCTGTGTACCCCATGTTGTCACTACCTGTCACGTACACCCTGTCCCACCTACTGGGCCCAGCCGCGAGGCTTAGAGCCTGGCCCTGGTCAGTCGAGCTAGTCACTGTACTGTGCCGAGCCGAGGCAACTAAGTAGTTGACTGCGCAACTAACAAGTACCCGGGCGCGCAAGTAGGGCCGGCCCCGAAGGGCCGGCCCTACGTAGAAGGGGCTTAGCTCTCTTAGGGGTTAGCGCTTAGGGGAAAGCCCTAGCGCTTGCGACTAGGGAGCAACCGCGACGGGGGAAGTCGTCGCATTGTCCCAAACGATGAGGCATGACGTTGCCCCCTCATTCGCACACTGGCCCGGAGTGGAGATGGGGGTATTGTCCCAGTACCACACTCCGGAGCGATAGGCGATCCCCTGTGCGGCCAGCGCTCCGTTGCCGTAGACGCACGTGCCACCGTTGCACGTCACGTCCGAGAACCGACCGTCGTTGTCGGAGTCATCGCCATAGGGGGTGTCCCCCGTGCCGTCCCATGCTCCGAAGCGCTCCGCCTCGGTAGGTGTCATGGTGGCAGGGTTGGTGCCAGGTGCACGCTCCGACGCGGTAGGAGCGATCGTAGGGGCCTGTGACGGGACGTCGGTACGATCGACCGCGGGTCCGTCGGTATCACCCGCGGTCACGGGCGGAGTGTCGTAGCTCACTGCCGCGGGAGGGGGAGCGCTCGCTCCCTGGTCGTCAGGGTCGCACGCTCCGAGGGTTGCCACGATGATCGCGGCACCGATGAGGGGAAAGAACTTGCGCATTTGGGTTTCATCCTTTGTTTCGGGGTCAAGCGCTTAACGGTGCGCTCGGGTACCGGAGATCCTAGCGCCTACTAGCGACTATCCGCACAGAAGGCAATTGCAATCGTGGTCTGTGTGCTCGCACGGTTCGTGGCCACCGTTGCAAGGCTTGCCATTGTCGCGTTCGCAGTTGCGCTCTATCCCGTGAACTAGATCGCGCAGCTCTACACAATCCATAGGCGTTTCGCCGCGGCCGTTGACGTACCCGCCGCGGGTTGGGTCGTCAGGGTCGACCCTTAGAGCGTACTGCGCTCCACACTGAAAGCATGACTCGTTCTCGTCCTCATGCGAGAAACGATGTCCGTAGGCGGACCAAACGACAGTAACGAGCGAAGTGCCCGCGGGTTCGTGACCGTTGTCATTGAACCCGCAAACAGACTGTGCACTAGGGCTAGCGATGGGATTGGTAACCCATAGCTCGACGTCATCCGCGGGCGGTAGCCCTGGCAACGGAGTAGGCGCGCCATACAGCACTAGCGCAATGCGCTCGCGGCAGTGAGCGCACCAATCGCGCTCTAGGACAGTAACTGTCGTCACTACGTCACTCCTTGCTCCGCGTAGTAGGCATCTAGCCTCGCCTCATGAGTCTTTAGGCACTTCTTCGTATGGCCTGTCCCGTCGCACTCGCGACATGTCCAGTCGGTAGGAATCCAACGATTGGTGTCCTCATCGAATACCGCGCCGCGAATCATTCCGTTGTCGCATTCGCCGAAATCGGGATGTCGATAGGGGCAACATCCCCCGCGGCAGATAGGGCTAAGCAACATGGTCGTTCCTTCCCTCGTTACCCCACCAGTAGTCCGGCCAGACATCATCGGACCGCGACTGCCACGGGACTGCGAAATACTGCAACTTGTCATGCGGCCGATGTCGCATGAATCGAGGCTTAAGGTTGACAGTCCACACAGGCCACACATAGAGACCTGACCGCACGTACTCACCATCAAACGAGAAGTGAGAGAAGTACTCTAGGACTAGGTCACGCTCGTAACGAGACATGCCTAAGCCTCCCGCGTGCTGATGTTCGCTCGCGTGATCCTTGAACCATGCCAGCGCTTTAGCCTCATGGTTCGCGGCAAGTCGGACAGGGCGAGCCTTGACGCGTCGGAAGAGCCTTAGGCGCTCATCCCCTGTCAGGGCTGACTCTCTTCCGCTCGAATCTTCGCCTACCGCCACGGTAGAGATAGCCGCGGCGAATTGGCGAATCTGAGACACAGTGAGAGTGTTTGTGCTCAAGCGCTCTAGCCACACGCGGTAAGCCCTAGTAGACGTCATGGCGCGGCCCACCAATCAATAGCGGTACTACCCGCTTCCCGAACCGACGCGCCGTCAACGGGACCGTCGTTAGGGTCGACTACTGGCAAGTGATCTACGGTGCGCTCATCGCCAACACCAACACCCGCGGGATGGTGCTCATCGTGCACCTGGTCGCGAGCCTCGGTAAGTAGATCACTAAGGATCGTACCGAAGTAGTCGTTAGCGTTCCCTCGCGCCTTCTCGTTACGACAGTAGGTCTCACTGTCCCAAACGTCTATTCCCCAAAGGGAAGCTCTTACAACGTTGTCGGGTTGTGAAGTGACGACTACCCCAACCTCTCCCCATTGCTTGCCATGCCTCGCACGCATAATCGCGTCTGTACGCACGGCGGAGCGGATCGCGGGATCGGGGTGGTTTATCTCGCTTGCACTCACGCCATCGTGACGACCGTCAAGATACGAGATGTCTTGAACGTCGTCTACTTCAACGGTCACCACGAACCGAGCGATTGTGTGCGTAGTGCTCGTTTCGTACGTGATCGCTACTTCTGTCTCTTCCACCATTGCACTACCTTTCCGATTTCGGAGTCTGTGACTAGTGCACCTTGTGCACGCGTCAGGGTCGGCCCGCCATCGCTATAGAGTAGATCACCCTTACCGGTAAGGTTCTCCGCTCCGATGGCATCTAGGATCACTCTGCTATCTGTGTTGCTCGATACTGCGAAAGCGACCTTTGACGGAATGTTCGCTTTCAAGTCTCCGGTAAGAACCTTGATACTTGGACGTTGGGTAGCTACCACTAGGTGAACACCAGCGGCCCGCCCTAGCTGCGCGATGCGCAGTAGGGCAGGCTCTACGTAAGCCTTAGCTTGCATCATGAGGTCTGCAACCTCATCGATGATGACAATTAGGTAAGGCGTTTCCAAACCACTAGCCCTAGCCTCGCTGATGTTGCGAAAGCCCTTGCTCGCTAAGAACTTGTAACGCTTATCCATTTCGTCCACTACTTCCAAGAGCGAGCCGATAGCCTCACCCCCCTCGGTAACCACCGGTCGCCACAGATGGGGCAAGCCCTGGTATTGCGCTAGCTCTACCCGCTTCGGATCGATGAGCAGTAGTTGCAAGTCACGCGGGCTTGCTCCCATGAGCAGACTCACGATTAGCGAGTTAAGGAACGTTGACTTACCCGCTCCCGTCGCGCCAGCAATGACAACGTGCGGTAGCTCAGTGACGTTAGCGACCATCGGCGCACCATCGGCCGTAAGCCCTATCGCTATGTCCAGTAAGCGCAAGCGCTCGGAAGCTAGGACGCTTCCGAGCGTGACTAGTTGTCGATTGGGTCGCGGTATCTCGATTCCCATGACCGACCTACCGTCAACGGTGGTCAGGATGCGCGGGTTAGGCGCTCCGAGTATGTATCCGATATCCGCCTTAAGAGCGGTCAACCGTGACACTCGCTCCGAGAGACCTAGGGCCAGCTCAAACCGAACGACCGAAGGGCCCGCGACGATGTCGACCAGGGCCACGGATACGCCGCGGGAGGACAGGCCAGTAACCAGCCTGTCCGCATACCCGCCTAGATCGCTCCCTAAGGCTCTCGGAGCGCTTCCGAGGGTATGTAGGGGCGGAAGCTCCCACGCGCGGCCCCTACGACGTCTAGGGCCATCCCTCGCGGCGTGCGCTCGCCGCGCCTTGACGACCGCGGCGACACCCGCGCCCGCTAGGGCAAATTCAAGCATTGTCGTTCGCGTCCAACATGTCTGCGATGTCGCTTAGCTCTTTGGGAGTGAGGTTAAGCGTGCGAGTCATCTCCTTACCGGCGAACCGAACGCGAAACCAGTCCTCATCATCCGCGGGACCCATGTCGACTACGCGGCGAATCTCGTTACGTCGGTAGTGGTCACTCATTCCGTCACGCTTTCCATGTCTTCCACCATGGCCTGTGTCGTTAGCCATGCCTCGATAGCGCGGCCCTGCTCGACTACTGCGCGCCACGTGCGCTCTTGCTCGCGATACGCGGCGACCGTCATCGCTCCGACGTCGGAAAAGAAATCGGACAGGTAGTCATCAAACTCTCGCTCACGATTGCGGAGACTGTCCGCGACGTTGTCGACAACTTCCGCGACAGTCTTGCTTGGAAGTAAGTCACTGCCACCGGTGAATTCGCCTACGTCCCAACCGATACCGACACTAAACGGGATGTCGATATCCGTTCCCTTGTGCGAAAGCCGGATATTGAAGTCGTAACCCTCCCAGCCATCGCGTTGGAACGCGTCCGGACCGCTGATCATTTCACCAGTTATCCGATACTTCTTGACAAACTCAATCGCTCGCATGTTCGTTGCCTCTTTCCGTAGTGCCATGACGCGTACCGAACCGAGTAGGGCCCGCTACGCGTGTAGGTCTACGAATTGGAGCGTTCGCGTCTTGCCTTCAACTGTTCGTCATTCTCTACCGAGAGAATGCCAGCCTTGACGTAAACGCGCTTACCGACGTCGGTAGCGAGAATACGGCCGATGAATCCGACGACCGACCACGATTCGCCGAACGCGTGAATTGAGCGCTTGCCAACGTCTTCGGGTTGCAGCTCGTAATACGAGCGCTCTTCGGTCGACCAATGAATAGCGCGCCGAACGTCGTTGTGATGTCCGTAGACCATCATTCGTCGGAGCGCTAGCCGCGCCTGATACGCGGTAAGCCCTTCAATGACATCACGCAAGTTGTCAGCCATCGGACTCCGGCCCGCCTTTCGCTAGTTTGTATCCCTCGTAAGCGTTCTCAAAGTTCGCGTGATCCCATCCGCGGTGATAGTCGGCACGCTCGCTCTTTGCGTAGAGAACGGCCGATGCTTTCTCGTCGTCTGTCATGAGCGGAGCATTGGCGAACATGTTGGCATCGGGATCAGGGTCAACTAGATCCCCGTCGTCAACCCATGAGTAGAAGTCGTCGTAGCCTTGCTGCCACGCCGCGGACTGTTCATCGTAGGTAATGGTCACTTGTGGCACTCGCATTCGCACTTTGGCGCTTCCGGCCAATCGGTCGGGTTGGCGAGATGCGCATCGTATTTGGTGACGCACTTGTCATGGTCCAAACGGAGACAATGCAACGAATGCGAGAACAGTTCTCCCGCGATACGCTTAGCCTCTTTGGCATCCTTCGCATGAGTCCGGCCCGGATACATTACGGGGTTGATGAAATAACCGCCAACCGCTGGCTTGAACGGTGCAGTGATGAACTTCAACTGTCCGTTCTGATATGGGCCCCATTGCACAGTGACCGTGACGTCGGTTAAGTCTTTCCCCTCATCAGGGAAAAAGTAGAGATCACCTAGACCCGCGTCAACCTTGCGAATCTTGCTCATGACTCCTCGCTTTCGATACCGATAGCCACGGTCCAACGCTCGCCATAGGACCGCGTCTCTTTGACAAGGTCCACACGGTAAAGGTGCTCATGTCCCATATAGGCGACTAGGTCGCGATCATCTCCGAGTGACGTACCGGTATCGCGAACCGCGTAGTAGAGCGTCATCTCGTCGCGCACGTGCTTGGCGAGCCAATGCGCATCGTGATAGAGATCCGAGTGATAATGCTTCACTACCCCATCGGTCAGGGGGACCATGGCACCGAAGAGGAGCGCTAAGAGCGAATCCCATAACCCTTCGGTACGCGTGTCTTCGGTATCGGATCGCAAGAAGTGTCGACCGATGAAACGGAAGCCATCTTCTCGCATATTCTCCGCGAGGCTTTCGTTCTCTTGCTCCTCGCGCATCGCGACGGTTTGCGCTTGCTCTTCCGCTGAGTCTCTTTCATCGTTGTTATTCACTGTCGTTCCCTTCCTACTGCCCTAGGTACGTCATGGTCTGAACGTTGCCCAGCCATGCAATTAGTTCGTAGACGACCCATACCGGAGTGATCACGATTGCCACGCGTCGCCAGTAGGTGCGCACACTCATTCGATAACCTCCAAATAGGCAATGCCACCGTTCTTAGATGGCACTTGCGCAACGCGGCCCGCCGCTATGGCCTGCTCTATCTCTGACATTAGCGCGGGATGGTGAGTCCGGTAATCCGAGCCAGAACGCTTTAGGTAAGTGCTGAGCGTCCACCTATGCATTTCCGACGCGGCAAGGTACCCGTCAAGTAGCTCGCTCACTGCAACGTCTTACAACGGTGGTCGTAGTAGCTCACCAATCCGAGAACGCGACCCATGGTGTCAATCCGAGTGTCATCGGTCGGATTGCTTTCGTACTGAGTCATTAGCTCATGGACGCGGTTCCAAACGTTGGTGGTCAATTCCTCGATTGTCATAGCCATGGGTTCATCCTTTGTCCCTAATAACTAGGTGTCCGGACAGGAACAGTGTTCCTGTCCAGAGATCTAGCGACTAGTCCCCATCGTTGCCTTGCAAGGAAAGAGGCCAGCGCTTAGGCACCAATCCCTTAGCGCGATGCTCTTTGTCCGATTGACGCAAGTAATTCGCGTAAAACTCCCCGTAGCTCGATTGGGCTTTCTCGTATCCCTCTTCGATGACACGCCCGTAAGCCTCTTCGGACATCCAACCCTCACCCGCGAGGCAAACACCACACATATCGCCAGAAAGCGCTAATGCCTCTCCGTTGTCGCGGTAGGCGATACCGGTGGGCAGGCCACCGGGCCGGACACTCTTACGGTTGCAGATTGAACATCGTCCGGCCATGACTTAACCCCGTAGCTCGATTGTCTCGATGAACGGCACTTCGATATAGATAGCGTTCCCATCCTGGTCTTGACCGACTTGAATCAATTTGATTCCGCCGTCATGCCCCATACAGAGCACGTACTCGCTATCGATACTGTGTTGCCTACGGTCAGGACATCGCACGTTTGTTGCTTCCATGTCGCTAGCCCTTCCTAAACGTGAGGTCGCACGTTTCGCATTTGATCTCGCTCTTTGGCATGGCGAGAATTCCGATTATCCCGAACATGGCACCAAACGCTTTCGCACCCGCGGAGCGCTTAGCCTTGAACGACGAACCGTGGCACCGCGGGCAAGTGCCATCCGCGGCAGCTTCGCTAAAGCGGAGTAGCCCTAGAGCGGACAGGGCTGCAACGCGGCGGCGCGTCGAGCGCTCCGCCCTGGCACGTGCGTACTCAGCGGGAACCTGTCCGGAGTGAAGGATTGGGGACCCTGTCCGCGGCAGCTCACCGCGCTCGCTCGCGGTGTGGTCGTTCATCCTGTGTAGGTAGAGCGCACGTGCGCTAGCGAACTTGCGAGGACATCCCCCGATGTCGCAAGCGGTCACGGGGTCACCGCGTGAAAGGCGTTTGCCAGCCAATCCGCATAGAGCGCAAGCGCTCCGATGCGCCAAACGATGGCAACGGTTGCGAGCGCTCCGCTGGCAGCAAGGAACGCGGCTAGGCGTTCCCTCATCGTGCCGCGTCGACACTGAGAGCGGAGTCATCAACGTTGTAGTCAAAGTCCGCGAGAACAATGACAAACGTTGAAACGTCTTCCACGTCCGACCAATCGCTAGCAGTCCGCTCTTCCACGATGGCGCGCAGCCTGGTCGGGTTGGAAGGCAGATAGCGATGCATCGCCATATCAAGAGCGGCGGAGGTCACGGTATGCGTACCGTGACCCTTAATGGTCACGTTGACGATATCGAGCATTGCGTTTCTCACTTTCGTCAGTAACTAGGTGTAAACGCACTCCGGAGAGTGCGCTTAGATCTAGCGACTAGCGAGCATGTGTGCGATGGGTGGCCACCACGTAGCGTAGATCGCTACGGATACCAGCAAGCCGATTCCGCATTGCATGCGAGCGCTCATCCTAAGTCGTATTCGGGATGACCAGGGAAGCGCATTGAAACCGCTCCAGCGTCTTTCATTGCCCACGCGAGAACGTCATAGGTCTCTTCTTCCGTGATCCCGTCGCGGTTGTCGGTAAAGAACCGTCCGGAGTAGTAACGCACGTTGTCGTCGTCCCACAGAGTGAATCGCACGCTCTCGCGCTTCACTCCCGCGGGCGGAATCTCTCCGTACTCGTTACCGGACCTGTCCGGTAACCCCTCAATGGGCATTTCTTCCGCTAGATGGTCCTTGTCGATAACCCAACCGAACATGTCGTGTCCTCCGTTTAGTAACCAGGTGTAAGCGCACTCCAGAGAGTGCGCTTAGATCTAGCGACTAGCGAAAGCGTCGATATCGAGCGACCAACTAGCAACGCTCCGACCATCGTGATCTACGGCCGGACGTTCCCCCTCGGACCATCCGCACCATGAGAGTGACTGCGCAACATGGTGAACGATCCGAGCGACTTGCTCACGCTCTTCCACAGTAGGAAATTCGGTCTCGATGTCCGGAATATCGATGATGATTCGCACGTGCCTTGCCTCTTTCAATCGACCAGCGAGCCGCGACGTTCTGACGCGTTGAAGTGAGCGCATCGGTCAGACGACGTCCGACCTAGCCTCGCTAGCGCGGCCCGGGTATTCGGTCCCTGACGTATCGAGCTAGGTACTGGTCGCTCGCGTCGAATGGCGGTCAGGGGTGTTACTGGCCTGACCTACGCATTCCCGTAGACCCTTCGCGCCTCCGGTTAAGTGCTCCCTACTGCCCGCGTACGGGAAGAGCTGCCGAACCATCATCGGTCGCTAAGTCTGGCCTGCCCAATTTCCGGCTTGGCACTAGCCGTCACCCCCTACGTCCCGTTTCGTGCGAGCGGAGCGCTCGCCGCGGGTGGAGTGATTCCCTGCCTATGTGCGGGCCCTTCGCCTCGCCCCCGGGTAGACCGAGCAAGCGTAGCGATCAGGGTGACTTACGGGACATCCAGAGAGTACCCCCGATGGCGTACCCCTGTGTCTAGAACCTGTGACGATTGGGTTACGAAACCGAGCGTTTCCCCTAGGTGCGTACTGCCCTAGACGTGGGATGGCCGGAGTACCCTCTAGAGCGTCCCCTAAGCGATTTCGTACGCTGGCGGCCCCTAGTACCCATGGCGGAGGCTCGCGGGAGATCTCCGGCCAATCGCCTCTTGTCAAGAGGCTTGACCAGGGGATCTATAACCTGCACGTACGTACAACTACCGCTCATGGTGGTAGCGCGTCGACACAGAGTGCCGGAAACGTACGCGTGTTCGCATCGCACCTAGGCGAGCGCTTGCTTGGACCCTAGCGCTTGCTTGCAAGGCGAACGTGCGTTCTGTGACGGATTTCTCAAAGTTTCTACTTGACTTCCGCCGCGATCCGTAGTAGACTGGAGGGTTGGCCCCCTGGGCGAGGGTGGCCGGCGGAGCGGCGGCCCGATATAGGGTCGATATCGGGCGCCTAAATTATATAATATAATATATAATATTATAAGAAATTTCTAGCTAGCCGCGGAGCCCGGCGAGAGCCGGCTCGATGGCTTCGACTGCCGGGGCCAGGCCCAGGCGGACGTCGACCTCGACGCAAAGGTAGCCGGCTCGCCTAGATCGCTCGACCATGTCCTTCGTGCCACGAGTGGACCACAGGGGCCTGTCCAGGACGGCCATGACGAACAGCGGGTGGTAGCGGTCGAGCATGAGCTGATTGCGCCGTAGACCGGCAGCAGGGCAGTAATCAGAGCCATTGCCGCGCCGGCGTCGATGGCCAGGGCTACACCAACCAGCCTCGAAGTCGCAGGGAGCCTGCCAACAGGCAGGCTCCGTAATGCAGGGGATGCGCAGAGCTGCACACGCAGCCTTCACGTAGCCATCTGAGCCGTGAGCGCCACCCTGCACGACATTGAGGCCAGGCCCTAGCACTAGGCGTAGGTGGCTCATCAAGGCGTTGATGGTGTCGCTCGGCTGGCAATCCCGAGGACCGGTGGTGACTACGGTCAGCTTTTCCAAATTCCCTCCCGGAGAATTCCGAAAAAACGAAAACACCCCCATACGGTTTCTGGGGGCGCGGCGACCCCCCTTAGGGGTCTTTTCAAATCCGGCTCGGCAGAATCCCGAAACCCTGGCGACCCCCCTTAGGGGTCTTCCACGAGACGCAGCCGGCGGGCATGACCGCCCATGCCACAGGCCTCGAACACCTCAGCATCGAACTCGGAGTGTTCCCACTCGTGATCAGCAGCATCACAGCAGTGCTCAAGTGAGCAGGCACGACCATCTTCGAGGATGATGAAGTCCCCGTCACGCTCGGCTATGCGAAGGTGTTGGTAGCGACAGTCACAGACGAGGTCGCCTACCTGAGGATCGAAGGGCATCCCTTAGGGGTCCACTGTGATGTTGACCGTGCTCGACTCGCCGGCCATGCGAGCGACCGGCATGGTGAACTCGCCGAACACCTTCGGCTCGCCCTCGACCATGGTCCCGACAACGACGGTCATGCTGTCCTTCACCGGTTCCCCGTCGCGAGTAACCACGAGGTCATCAGACCCCCCTAGGAGTCCGCCTAAGAGCCAGGGAATCCAGAAGGCGGCAGCTACACGCCTGATGTTCTGGCGGACCACACGCTCGAACTCAGCCAGCTCTAGGCGATTCTTGCGCCGTGCCCCCTCGATGTAGCACCAGATCGGCACCAGCTCCCGCAGGGAGGCAACGCTCGTGTTGGCCTGGCGCTGCCGGCCGATGAAGACCAGGAGATCGATGGACAGCACCGGCCATTGCCCTGGTCCGGTGCCGAAGCGGGCACCCTGAGGGAACACACCCTCGCCTATGATGCTTGTCAGTTGGCGCTCGGAGAGACCGGCGCCGCGATCGTTGGCCTGCCGAAGCAGCTCCTCTCTGCTCACTGCGGCAAGGCTGCCCTGGATCGTCAGTAATTCGGTTAACAGGTTCACTTAGTGCTTGCCCTTCCGTGCGATGCTGAAGTTGGTCTTGACCCACTTACGGGCTGCGCTCAGCTTGTTCTTCGCCTCGCGCTCCGTGAGACCGCCACGTTCCATGAGCAGGTTAATAGCTGGACCGTTCAGCATCTGCCCGGTCCACGCCCTGTCATCATACAAGTAGATGGCATAGAGCCAGAACAGGCCCTGCTCGTCCTCATAGGGATACGCCCTAACCCTCGGCCGTTGGACCTGGCTCATTGCTCGCGCCGTTCTCCATTGCTCGCACTTCAGACAGCATTTGCTCTTCGGTCTTCTTGTAGAACTCAAGCGATCGCTCGATCACGCCTACCGCCCACGGGGCGATGGCCTCTCGCCATGTCGACGCATCGACTCCCTCGGTACACAGAGCCACCACGTTGAGCACGATCCACCACGCGTCGATGCCCTTCTCAAGACAGCTAGCGCAGTACGCCTCGCTCACGGGTTGTTGAAGCATGCAGTTGCAGACACCTATGGCGTCCTCGCCACAGCACGAGCACTTCAGTTCAAGTGCCACGTCACCCGTCCCGGTTAACCCGACAGAAGAAGGGCACCACGTAGAAGTAGCCAGGTTCGGCGACCTGCACCTGGCCATCGTTTAGCAGCTCGATGAAGCGTCGGCGTTGTTCCATGCTGAGGTGCTGGAAGTAGAACTTGACGTGCCCAGGGCCGGCGTAGGCCTTGTAGTTCTTGTCGGTGGGCACTATCTCGGCCCCGCCCTCGACCAGCTCCATGAACAGCTCGGGCTTCATCGAGCCACAGAACGAGCAGCGCGGTGCTGGGTCGCCGTGGAACTGGGCCCACTTGTCCTGGCCCTCGACGCGGTCCCAGTCCCCGATCTCTTCCATCCGCCGGGGACAGGACTGGCGCTTACGCTTCGATATCATATCGAGACTCTACGCCCTGGCTGCGGCGCACACGAGCGATGTAGTCGGACCGTGTCTCTCCGCGGTTCTTGGCCCGTGACCAGCCCCGATTGTGAGTCGGACAGAAGCCGTCCTTGATCCGGTTCTCCTCCCCGCCTGGCATCCACAGGTTGCAGGCCACGCAGTGGCCCGAGCCCGGAACCCGGGCCTCCTCCTCAAGGATGCGCTGAGCCTCGCGACGCTTGGCCCTGCCCATGATGTCCTCGTACACCCCGTCGACCCGCGTGAGGCTCAGGTCGAGGCCGGTGAGGGCCTTGGTGAACGAGTCGTACAGGGTGCCCTTGCGCATCGAGCGAGTGCACGCCACCGTGCCAGTCTGGTCGTTGTAGCCGGGGTCCTCTGCGGAGTGGTCGTGGCCACCATGAGCCCGGTCAGAGCTGTAGTGACGTCCCCTCAGGGGGGACTGCTGTTCCTTCGCCACACTCAAGGCGGTGTCTCCACCGTCGATCAGCTTCTTGGCCACCGTGATCAGATGCCGAGCGATGTGCTTCGGCCGGGGTGCTTGTTGCATGGGCTAGCTCCAAGGGTGGAAGACCAGTCGTCGGGGCCACTTCGATCTGCTGTTCACGCGATCCATGAACCTCTTGCATTGCTCGCACACAAGGAAAGGGTCGAGCTGTGTCGTGCGGTGGAAGTCGGGCTTCAGTCGACGCGTCAGGTACAGGTGCCAATAGACGTGCTCCCTGTCCGACAACGCCACCCATTTCGCCTCTCCCTTGCGGCAGAGCTGACAGACGTCACGCAGTGCCATCGAAAGAACTACAGAAATGTAAGAACATAGGTGTAACTTGGGAATGGATGGGGTAGTCTTATGGTTGTGGAGATCAAGCAGAGTTTCCCGAACGGTCGGGGAACGGTCATGCGGACCTCAGAGGTTTGGCCACCCGAGGTCGCTTCGCCCGTCAGAGGGGCTTCGAGCACCGCGGCTTTGGAGCTTGCTTCGAGGCCGAAGGGAAAGGGTGCTGGCTTAGCGAGAACGGCTATCCGAGGTCTCCGCAGTACGCTGCGATTCACTCGGTAAACGGTTCGGTGGGCCTCCCCAGGGCGGGGAAATCTGAGATCTCTTAGAGAGCTGGCGCCTCCGCTGGAGGCTCCGGCGCCAGCATTCGAGGAAGTCATCGAAGGTCGCCCGCCTTACGGCGGGCGACCTGCATAGCAGCCGCTTGCTTCAAGGACAGCAAGGAACATCCTCGATGGCGCTAGGGCAAGCTCTGCTCAGATCCTCATGGCAGTCGGGGCACAGCCCGAGGTCGTCGGCCAGAGCGGCCACCAGGATCACTCGATAGCTGTAGACCTTGATGTCCGAGGGGTGGAGAGAAAGCTTCTTCTCATCGAGCCAGGCGTACTGCGCTGGGTCAGCAGCTCGCACCTTGCTCTGAGCCTCAGCGACCGCCGGCAAGATCTCTCCGCACACCCAACAGAACACCGCCTCGGTCGTCGCCGTGTAGATAGGGCTCAACGTCGAGCCAGAACCACGCGATGGGCATGCCGCCGGCAGGTTCACAGCTCGTCCTGTTCGTCTACCTCAAGGAGATCTTGAGGCGTCTCATCGAAGTCCGTGAGACCACGCAGCTCCATGACGTAGCCGACGATCTGCGCTTCCATCACTCGCAGCTCTTTCGACGCAGCGTGGAGCGTCTTCAATACCTCAACGGCTTGCTCGTCGGACGGGCGTCCTCCGACCAGCCAAGCGACGTTGTCGGCGACAGCACTGCCAGAGCCGAGCCAACCTGTGGGTACCCAGCTCATGCGCTGCAATCCTTCATCACTCGTTGCTTCGCACGGCATATGTCGGCCTGGCCCAAGTAGAAGTGCTTGAGACACACGGGGAACTGGGCCTCGGACAGCTCTCGCGCTCGCCACCAATCCTCAGTGCCGTCGCTGCTTGCGCCGAGGTCTACCCAGCAGGTGTGAATGCCATCCTTGTGATGATGCACGATGACGTCACCGTCGGCACCGAGCTTGTATCCGGCTTCGCTCATGCACATGCGAAGCTTCTCCGCCATCGCCTCTGCCTCTTCGAGGGTGGCGTAGGTCATGCGTAGCTCCTGCGCAGCTCGAAGCGAATAGGGGAGTCCGACTCCTCACCCATTGCGTTCTGCACGCCGATGTTGAAATCGATTTGCCACTGGCTCCCGCCCCACTGGCGGGAGCCGAACTCGACATCGATGAAGAAGTCCCCGGTGTTGAGGTTCGCCGGTTCGCGTTCAGCGGTGAACATCCACGAGTCGACCCACTCACCCGAGCCCGCCATCGTGATGCGGTTCAGGCCCCTCGACTCCGCGCCCTTCTTGAAGTGGTTGACGATGAGCAGGTTGCTGCCGTGCTCGATGAACGGAGCGGCCACTGCGGTGAGCAGTGCGCCCTCCTCGTGGATGTTGGCCGAGTTCGTCTCGGACCCGTGGTAGGCGTAGAACGGGTCAATGACCGTGAGCACCGGGTCTAGGTGTTCGAGGGCGTTCTCGATCGTTCCCTTGAACGCCGGGCTCAACAGCGGTGCTGTCTGGAACACCGAGTGGATAGGCACGTCACGGATGTCACGGATGTCAACCGACTCGGCGATACGAGGCATGCGCCTCGTCCACGGAATGCGCCCACCCTCGCCGATGAACATCACCACGTTGCCTTGCTTCTCCACCGGGAACTGCCCGAGGAAGGGACTACCCGTCGCCACCGCCAGGGCGAGGTACTGGGACAGGTAGGTCTTCAAGGTTTTCTTCTCGCCTGCGATTTGACCATAGGTCGGGATGCACACAACGTTGCGCACAAGCCAGTTCAACTTGAGGTCAGACGCCATCAGCTCTTGCATCGTCCACATGCGCAACCGTGGCTGCTCCATCGCCAGCACCTTCTCGACGTCATCCTCGTTCCCGCCGGCATCGAGGATGATCTGCTCGATGAAGGTTCGATCCTTGTCGCGCTCTTCGAGCCCGACGCTGACGTTGGCCCTCACTCTTGTGCGTGCGCCTTCGAGCGCACGCCGGTACTCCCGCGTCGCCTTCACTGCGTCCGCCCGATCCCTCACAGCGCTCGTGAAGGCCATTTCGAGGCTCATCAGGGCCAGGGTCGCCCCGGCGTAGCCCAGCAGCTCGTGGCTGCACAGAGCGGCCACTGCGAGAGTCATGGAAGTGTGTCGGTCACCACGAGGGTCGAAGCTGTTGAAGGCCTCGGTCACCCGGGGGTGCCAGGCGTCCATGGGCTCAAGGCGAGCCTCAGGCGAAGCGTACGGATCATCGAGCTTGGCCTCGGCCTCCGCTACCGCTGCGGTCCTGAGGCGTTGCATCACCCAGTCCGGCGCTTGGATCATTGCCGAGAAGTCATGGCCGTAGGCGTAGTAGTAGCCATCATTGTCTGGGGCCACCACATAGCCGGCGTCGCTGCGGACGTTGACTCCTTTGCAGAGATCATGGTTGCCGACGTGCTCCGAGCGATCGGGCTTGTTGAGGTAGATGTGAGAGCCACCGGATGGCGTGCGCACCATCGCCGTCCGCCCATCCCACAGTCCGCTCTTTGAGGAAGTAGCAGCGAAGCAAACGGCTTCGAGGTTGTTGGGGCCGCTCACACCGCCCTTGACGTCAACATCGAGGACGATGTACCCAAGGCTCCCGGGCACCAGGCCAACCATCATCGTGTCCTCGTGCTCGAACCACCAGAGGTCGCGGGTCTCGCTTGAGGCGTCCTCGAACCCTCTCTTGACCAGGTGCGTGACCGGGCTCTTGTCGCCACGCAGGGGCAGCACCTTGCCTCCCATGACCATGAGGGACAGCGCTAGCTCACGAGGGATCATCGGGGTGGAACTCCCATGCAAGAGATGTCGTGTTGGCCGCTCACCTAGTACGGGCCCTGGTAGACGTACAGCGCAGCGCGCTTGTCGTTGAAGACCCTCTTCAGCCTGTATTGGTGGTGATCCCAGATCGGCAGGTCAAGAGGATCGGGCCCCTTGCCGAGGAGGTACGGCAGGTAGTCCATGACCTCCGGTGTCTTCACGAGAACGATGGATTCCTCTAAGCGGTCGCCGTGCGCCTCTCTGATCTCGCCATGGAAGGGTCCATCGAAGAGGACCATTCGCATGGCCAGCGATTTGAACTGAGAGAGGTGAAAGGCCGAAGCGAAGTCCCTCATCGACACCGACGCAGCGGCGAAGGCCGCTGCGGATTGCCGGCCGATGCGAAGCTGGTCCTTGAGAGCACGCGTATTACCTGAGATGTTGATGTTGAGGGTGGGCTTCGGCGGCTCGATGAGAGCCTTGATGCCTTCCTTCTCCTTCTTCTTCCTCACCCCAGCGCCGCCTTCCACAGAATGATCACGAGAGCGACGACACCGGAGATGACCAGCCCCGCGTAGACCAGCCAGATCAAGGCGCAGCCCCCTACGGCGCAGCCAGCGGCGTTCTCTTCATCGCTTCGTCGGGACGGCGGAACTCTCATTTCTTGTCCTCCTGGATTCGCTCGAACACCAACAACGTGGATGGACGCCCGTGGGCGTGCTTCTGTTTGCGACCGTTCATCGGCTGCGGTATGTGGTGACCCAACATGTCGAAGCGATCAACCAGCCTGGCCTTCGGTACATGGCGCCAACCGGTGGGCTCGTCCTTCGACATGTAGATGCCCATCTCGGCGACGTTGGTCAGCGTGCGCGTCTGCCACCGCAACTGACCGCTCACCACCTGGTCCTGACACTTGACGAGGATCTTCCCGCCGGGTGCCGTGAGGCGGATGCACTCAAGTAGTCCGTCCACCATCATCAGCAGGCGGTCCTGCCACTTGGCGGGGACGTCGACTCCGTAGCGCTCGCTCAGCTCGGGCAATCCGTCGGGGTTGCCGTTGAACTTGTAGGGCGGGTCATAGGCGACGGTGTTGAAGGCTTCGTCGTTGTAGTAGGTCTCTCGGAAGTCGCGGCGCTCTCCATCACTTATGCCGTTGAGAGTGAGGCTGTCGATGCCATCAGCAACGTCGCCTTCAGGGGAGATCAGCCGGCGCCACCAGAGACCGTCATGGCCTGGCGTCGCGTCGTAGACGTGTCCCCTGACGTGGCCCATTCGCCATAGGTCGAAGATCAGATCTGAGTTGTTCGCCCAGGGGTAGGCGGCGAGCACTTCGTCGCGTCTCGGGAACAGGGCCTCGATGGCCGCATGAGCGGCCACGCTGGCGATCATCGGCAGATCGGGATGAGGCGGAGCCCACATCCCGCTGTTGCGCGTGCGTTCGAGGGCAGCGATGGCTTCTTTGATTGCCTTGGGCTCTCTCCACATCTTCATGGCGTCCATCCCGGGTAGGGCGGGTTCTCGGCTTCCATGCAATCGATAACGCTCTGGCCCAGCTCGTGAGTGAGTATTTCTTCCTCCTGCTCCCCGGTGAAGTAGAAGCCGACGACCGAACCGTAAAGAGGGTCTGTCATCCACCACTCGCCGGCATAGGGCCAGTGCTCGGGGAATGCGAGCCCGTGAGGGCGGGCGGGGGCCTTGCGGCCCCCGCCCTTGACCTCAGCCACCTTGCTCCTGCCACTGCCACTGACCGGGCTGATCGCCCTTGCTGATGGCGTACTCGCGGTAGGTCTTGCCGAGTCCGAACACGGCCAGGTCGACCGTGTCATCGTCTGGCAGCTCGTTGAGCACACCAGCGGGTCGAGCCGATGTCATGTGCTTCACGCTGCTGTCGGAGAGCGACACCACTTCGGTGGGGTCTGGGCCCCACTGCTCGATCACGGCTGGCACGTTCGTGTCCCGCGTCCTGATGACAATCGCCGGGCAAACCACGTCGTTGCCGGGGCCGTTGTCGATCTTCGAGCGGTAGATGACGATGCGTCCGATGGTGGGCTTCATCACTCGCCGGCCGGGATCGGTAGCTGAAGGATCGAACTCGGGTCGTCCGGTACGACCACGACATTGCCGTTCTCGCTCATCTTGCTGAGTGCATCGATCCACTTGCTGATGAGCACCTGCGCGTTGAGGCGGTTCTGACACTTGTCGTTCGGAACCGGGATGACCTCGACCACCTCGACGTCCTCGCCGGCCACCTCCTGGGTAGCGGTGCGAGTGGTGGCACCACAGCGCTGGATCTGATCGGCGTCGGCCTGGGCCTGGGCCTCGGTCCTCGTGGTGTTGGCCTCGATGCGAGCCCGGTTCAGGTCAGCCCGAGCTTCCTCGACCAGCGCTTGGCTCTGGTTCACTCGGTCGAGCGATTCCTTCACCGAGGGCGGGAGGTTGATGTCGCCCACCTCGACCCGTTCGACGTCGACCTCGGTCAGCTCGGCGTCCAGGCGACGGGTCAGCTCTTCTTGCAGGTTGTCGCGCTGGGTGCTGATCTCGAAGGCGTTGTAGCCCGAGGCGACCGTGGCGGTGACGTCACGCAGCGCCAGGCGGAGGCGGTTGTCTTCGAGCTTGGTCTGATCGCGATGCTCGTTGTCGAGCGCAGCGATCTCCTTCTTGCCCCCAGGGATGTTGTAGACGAGCGCCACGTTGACCGAGGCGTCGTTGCCGAGGCTCGGCACGGGCACGGCAGGCCCATCGAGATCCTCGCCGTCGCCGGCCAGCTCGATGCGCTGAAGGCGGGTGTTCCAGGTCTCTCGCTTGTTCCACGGAGCGGTCCAACCGAAGCCCGGAGTGGTGTCGACATCGAGCACATCGCCGCCGGCTCCGCGGATGAGCACAGCCTCGCCGGTCGACTGGGTGTAGGAGCCGGATATGCCGATGAGCATCACGGCGAAGAACAAGATGATGAAGCCACCGAGGCGCACCATCGTCTTGTCTCTGCTGGGTACACCAGGGGCAATCACACATACAGCCCCGATGAGGGCGACGAAGATTGCAAGTACGAACCAGAACACTTAGTTCATTCTCCTCTTTCGTTGTAGAACGCCCTGACTAGGCGCTCCGCTTCAACCCGGTCCTCGATGGTGAGAATCGGGATGGCGCGGTCTTGTTGGAGGATTCGTTCGATCAGCCGCGTTGATTGCTGGGAGTGGCTGTAGAGAGCCAACAGCTCGGTTGGCCGAACTAGATCGGCACCGATCTTCACGAGGGTCTGACGCCTCCATCTAGACCTGAACACCGACAACCACACAGATGCCAACCCACCAAGCACCAGGCAGGCGATAACCAGCTTCAACGTCATTCGCCGTACCCATCGTCTGTGGTGAGGTCGGCCCACGTGTCGCTGTTGAACAACGGTTCGTCCTCAACGAACAGGGCGTACAAGAGGTCTTCGACATCTACGCCCATGCCACCGGCCATTGTCTTGAGGTCTTCGACGTGGTTGCCGGTTGCCGGCACGCCGACTATCGCCAGCATGTCGGCCATTCCCTCGTCGCCGACCTCGGCATAGAGGATGGTGGCAATGTCCTCGTCATCGAGGCTCATCCGTCACCTCGATCACGCCGGCCAGCGCTAGTAGGCGGAGCCCGTCCTCGACGGTCATGATGAAGTAGTGCTCGCCGACGTTCGTCTTCTTCGGCCGCTTGGCGATGACTGCTCCGAAGCGGGCACCACAGGCCCGCTTCTCTTCTTCCATCTGATCGACCCACTCACCAAGGCGCCACGTGCGAGCGTTCTTGCACTCGGACACGAAGTCGGGGCTGGTGTGAACATCGCCGGAGTTGTTGCCGCGCTTGGCTCGACGGGCTCCATGGATGCCGAAGGCGACGCAGTACTTGGCATAGGCCCGTTCGTATTCGTCACCCTTGAGGCGCGACGTGTTGCTCATACCGGAATCCCCAGTCGCGAGGAGACCCAGTGGCTCTCTGCCTCCCAGGCAACAGCGACGTGCTCGGCCTCGGTCAGTTCGAGGAGAGGGACCTCGTACGACTCCGCCAGTGCTTCCGCTTGAGCGGATAGCTGATAGAAGGGCCTGAACTCGAAGTAGCGTTCATACCTGATGAACGTGTCTGGCCCATAGAGGCCAGCGATCTTGGCCTTCTCAGCGCGATAGCCGTTCTCGTGGGGCCATACCTTGCCTCCGAGCAACACCTTGCCCATGACGCAGTCGTGGCCCATGTTGGAGAGCGCACCGGTCAGGGACTTAAGGGCATAGATGCCGCAGCCGTGCCCAACCACGCCCGGGTTGGCGGACTTGTCACCTAGACATGGCGGGCCGTCGCAAGCCGGCATTGCCCGTTCATAGCCCCGTTGGAAGGAGTAGAGCTGGCCGCTCTCCATACATGGCAAAGCCGTCATCTCTGGTTCCCACGAGACACCGAACGACAGCGCTCCGAGAGTCAATGCGCGGTTGCCGACAGCACCCCCAACTCGCCAGCACCGGTAGGCCTCGATGGGTTCGGCTAGGTCGTAGAACGTCGTCATTCCGGACACTTCTTCCCAAGAGGGCAACTGCTGTGCGTCTGGTTGAGCTGTTGGCACGTTGCGCAGAGAACGGCGTCGTCTCCGAGGACGATCCAGGACGCGCCGGTCATGTCCTCACCACAGAAGGCACGGTCCCCGTCGATGCAACAGACAAGGTGGACGAGGTCGTCATCCGCATCCGCATAGGCGTCGAGTGGTCTCTCTAGAGTCGCTGCCAATTGAGTCCTCCTCTCGGTCCTCTGATCTGCACTTGCACGAACTCACGACGTATGACGTACAAGCCACCCGTGCGGTCATCTCTGATCGCAGCATCGGAGACGTCTTCGTCGTATCGGGCCCGGGGATTCATGATGAGCCCATAGCGCCAATGCTTGCCTTCGACCCCCGGTCGCTTGAAGCGCGCTCTCACTTCAGTTCGCCACTGATATAGAGAAGGTGTACGTCCTTCATCGCTTGGAGCAGGTCACCGGAGTCGAGGTAGTGCTTGGAGACAGCGATGCGCACAGGGTGAGCGTCTTGCGGGGAAACAACTGCCTTCAGCCGGCAGGCCTCTTCCTCGATCTCCATGTGCCGTTTGAACCCATCGAAGTGACTGCAAGCCAGGCTCGCTAACACCAGAGGCAAGCTGCTGATTTCAGACCCCATGATCTGCCTCGACTTGGTCACACCACCCCTCGATCAAGTCGAGCTGGATGTTGGTGAGGCCGCCCTCGGTCAGCGTCGGCATGTTGCGCGGCCAGAGGGCAAGCAGCGCTTGCTTGGCGGGAGGGTCCTGCACGATGGAGGAGACCCGCTCGCGCAGGCCCTCTTCGCGATCGGCCGAAGGAGTCGGGACAGCGTCAGCGGTGATCTCAGTGAAGAGGTGCTTGCCCCTTCCCGAGCGGAGCTGACGCACTTCCATCGACTGGTTCAGGATGCGCCAACCTTCAGCGATGTTGACCTTGTAGAGCTTTGGCTCTTCGTCGGTCTCTGCCGGCAACCACATCACGAGAGCGATCTCTCGGTTGAATGGCGGCAAGGGCAGCCACTTCTTGGCCTGCCTGTCCCAGACGTACTCCCCGTTGGCGTAGCCGGCGAGCTGCTGGGCGATCTTGACCTTGGCGTAGTCGAGCGAGCCGGTTTTGAGGTCGTAGATGATCCGTTCCCGCGAGTGGGGCCACTCGGCCCCACGGTCTGTCGATCCGCAGAGACCAAGATCGGGCAGGCAGACAATCGCCTCGATCAGCTCCGGAGGGAACTTCAACTGATGCTGAGCGACCGCCGTCTTGTAGCGAATGATCCGGTCACGGTGCTCGGGTGGGATGCGTACTCCGACGTCACCGCGGTCGACCTTCTGTGTCAGCTTGTGCAGCGTCGTCCCGATGTTCGCCTTGCGGGTAGCAGCGGCCCGCTGCTCGGCCTGTTTGATCACATCGTTGAGCGTGTCCTTGTCGTCAGCGTTCTCTGCTGACATGGCAAGGTTGACGAGGTCGGGGCTGATGGCGAGTCCATAGGCCACCATCCGCGACTTGTAATCAATGAGGCCGTACTTGTCTTCGAGAGCGTCCGCCGCTGTCGTCATCCGAGTCCAGTGCATCAACTTGCCGGTGATCGGATGCGGCAGTTCGTAGCGGTTCCATCTGTCTACGGGGATGTTCACATCAACATTCCAAGGGTCCTTGAGATCAGCGGGTTCGAGATAAAGACTTGTGTTGCAGTCCTGGCAGGGACGCTCCTTGGTGGCTGGCCATTGCCACCCACACGAGGGGCACCGGCAGCTACGGCAGGCGTTCGGGGGCGCGCCTAAGCCGTCCCACTGCCAAGCGCAGCGCTTACACGTTGGGATGTTGTGACGCGGATTGACGCAGGCGTCCTGGTTCACGCACTCGGTAGTACCGATAGTGAACTGACACCAGGGCGTGCCATCGGGCGCGTAGGCGCGCTGATCCAATGGTCCTGGTCGTTTGGCTAGCTCTTCCTCTGCTCGCTGTATCCCGCGAGCCTCAGGGCTCGTGGTTGAAGAGGTAGAGCGGTCCATCGCAGACTGCGTCTGCGAGTGCCGTTGGCGTTAGAGCATTCGCAAGAACACTCAGACGGGCGTCGGCACTCGCTCCGGCTCGCGCTCGGGCTGCTGAACCGGCACTTCTTCCTTCTTCGGCTCAGGGAACTCCCACGTGGCTGGCACCGAGATGGGCTCTGCCGCGGGCTTACCGATCTGCGTCATGGCTGGCCTCTTTCAGTAGAAGTCGTTCGATCAGAAGGCGGGCGCTGCGCATTACCTTCCTGCACGAGCTACAGCTCGCATGGTCAGCGCCATCAAGTAACCCGGCGACGATGACCCCAGGGTCATCGCCGTACAGCTCTGATGCGTCTACCGTCATGCTCATCGCCTCACCTTCTCGTGTGAGCGAAGTGATCCCCGAGCACGCCCCGCAGCGTCTCGGACACGCCGGTAAACAACAGGGTCACGATCGCCGTTGCAGATGGTGTCCTTGAGTACTCGTGCTTCTCCGATAAGCTGGTCGAGGGAGGCCAACGCCTCCTTCTTGGTCACGACCCGCTGGGAATGCGTCTGGGTCCTGAACCGAGGTCTGTTCCTCTTCTGGATCGGAGCGATTTGAGACCGCAGCGCCGCGTACGTCATCCCGAGCACCTTGGCGTTCCAGCGCATGAGAACCTTGGTGACCAGGGTTCTGTCATCCATGCAGCGCAGGACGCGGCCGTCGGGCATCTCCATCGAGACATGCGAGCCGGTCTGCCTGACGAACCGAGCCCCGTACTCGCGCTCGAAGTAGCGGCGCAGCTCGGCTCCGGTGAACGGCTCGACCCCGTCGCTCACGACCCCACCTTGAACAGGCGGAACCAGCCACCACATCCCTTGTGGCGGCCGTCCTCGATCGGCAGGTACGTCGTGGGACCTCTAGGAGTGAGGCGCGCTGTACCTGTTGCCTTGCAACGCCTGCATTGGGCGAGCAGGGACGCGGTGGGAACTCCCCCGGAGCCACGGGGTCGGCGGCGACGCACAGACGGCACTGCTGTTCCCCTCCTCCCAGGTTCGGTCTCATCGGTACGATGCGATACCGTATCATGGCGATTTTCCCTGGTCAAACGCTACGGCCACGGTATGCGGTCGATGTTTTGGCGGAGAGAACGGTGACATCGGGCTCGTTGCAAAGCTCGATGCGATACCGTATGTTGGATCACGATATGACCATCTCTGAAATGGAGTCCGCGGCAATGACGCTCGACCCGACGCTCGACCCGAGTGCTCGCATTACTCAGCGCGGCTTGGAGCTGTCGGAAGCACTAGGCGCGCTTATCGCCGAAGAGCGCAGGGCGCGCAAGTGGAGTCAGACAGAACTAGCCGACAAGCTCGGCATGCGTCAGTCCACCCTCGCCACCTACGAGAGTGGAAGCCGTCAGCTCGGGCATCTGCACGTGCACATCATCGAGGCGCTTGGTGTCGCCTTGGAGATGCCACGGGGCTCGATCCTGGAACGGCTCGGCTTGGTCGAACGCGACATCGACTTCATCACCTTCGTGATGTCTCGACCAGAGCTGGACAAACGCATGCAGATGGCGTTCTGCGATCTCTACGTGCTCTTCACGGAGAAGGGCGAGTTGCCAGAGGGCTAGCGAGAGAGTAGGGTCGCTCGTTACCAGCCCTCGCGGGCGGGTTTCGTGAGGCTGGGGTGGCTGGTCATTGGCGGCCCTCTCACCAGAGAACTTTGGACTTACTCATCCTTTGTCCCAGGGGTCTCTCTCGGTGAGAGGGCCGCTGCTGCTGTCAAGGCAGGAACACGTCCACCATGGACATGAGGTTGCCGGCTTGACGGAAGAGCGAGAAAGCCCTCCGCATCATCTCGTTCTGGGAGCGCAGGTTCTCGACGTGCTCTTCGAGCATGCCAACGCGTATGCCCTCCGCTTTCAATAGCAGTTCGAGCGCGTCGACACGCTCGGCGAGTTCCAGTTCGTCCGCCGCCATCGCCTCTGGGGCGGGGGCGTGTCGTACATCATTGTCCACCACGGCCACCATCTTCGGTCCACCCTCAGGTCAAGATCAGGTTTCCCCCAGGTGGCTCAGTCTGCCAGCGGCCATTCTAAGAGTCAAGCGATTGCGATGACGAACGTTCTCCCAGCTCAGGGCACAAGTTACCCGGTGGTTGCAAGAGCCCCGGCTATTACGATACGGTGTCGCTCGTGAGCGCTGCTCGGTCGCCTCTAGGTGAGGCCATCCGCTGGGCCTACCAGCAGGCCGGCCTGAAGCAGAGTGATGTGGCCAAGGCCCTGCACGTCCATCAGACGATGGTCTCGCAGTGGACGGTCGGCAGGGTCGAGCCGAGCCTCGATCAGATCCGCCTAATCGAGCAATTCTGCCGAGTCCAGATCGGAGCAGTCCTCGCTCGGGCTGGCTACATCTCCGTCGAGGCAGCCCTCGATCACGTCAAGGAGGTCTTCCGCGCTGGCAGTGTCGTCCCCGATCTCAGCCGCCAGGATGTTCGCGAGATCATGAACCTCGCCCTCCCCGAACACACCAAACTGAACCTCGTCGCCCACCTGCAAGGCGATAAGGATCTGACCCAGGCTGTCGGGTAGGGGTGCTGTCGTAGGGGGCGCGGTCGTAGTAGGCTGCGTCGCAGTTACCGGAGGCCGCGTGGGTGTGGCAGTCGGGGGAGCCTTCGCCGGGGGCTCCCCCGCTCCGGTCAGAGAGGTCGTAGTCGGCAGTGTGGGGGGTGTCGTGGTTGTTGGCGCGGTCGTGGCCACAGCAGAAGCGGTAGGCGGGCTCGGCCGGGGCTCGGAGCTGTCGGGCCAGTCGTTGACCACAGCGGCCGAGCCGATGAGCGCCAGGGCCACGACGACCCCGGTGATCCGCCTGTCTCGCCCAGCCTGGTTGGCGACCCAGCGAGCGGCAGGAACGACGTACACGGTCCGATCCCGAGGCTCGACCTCGGAGAGGATGCGCTTGGCCTCGGTGGCCGCGCCAACCTCGGCATCGAGCACGTCGAGCGCCGACAGCACCCGCTCTTCGAGGGCCTGGACATCCCGAGCCGCCGCTTCGGCGGCTCGCATCGCCCGCGCAGCTATGAGGGCCGCCACAACCGCCACAGTGACCGCAACTACCACGGCGAGTGAAGCTACTACGTGCAGCATCGGTGGGCTAGGTGTCGGTCGAATGCCTCGCACCGCTTCTCGCAGGCGCAGCCCGTTCGGAACTCACAGGCGTGGAACGGACCGTTCCAGCCTTCGAGCGGCTTGCACGTGCTGCACGGGTGGAGGCCAATGCCGGGCATGGCGATCGCCGCCTCGATGTCGGTCCGATCCTTGTTCTCGGCCCACCGCCAGGGCGTGGCCTTGGAGCGCAGTTGCGGGCACTCAGCCTTGTGGATCGTTCCCGCGCCCTTGCCCGAGCGGACTAGACGAGTCTCCATTACGTGTGATTCCTTGAATCGTTGGCGTGCAAGAACGCACCGGCCAATCCGATATCAACGAGCTGTTCCCACATGCGAATCGCCGTAGACCTGTAAGGGCAATTCGGGCTGTGATCAAGATGCTCGAACAGCCCTACGAGCATCGCGTCGGCGACCTGCTCTTGGTGGAGTGGACAGAAGCCGGCCCTCGCCGTCATGGAGATCTTGGCGCGCATCTTGATGGCCACCTGATCGCCGTCAGAGGCGGCCGGGCTCAGGGCCCGGAACATCGTCGCTGCTCGGCTCTGTCTCACCGCTGTCTCCATCCTGGTCGCGTACGGCTCGATACCGTATCACGGCGTCGATCGGAGTGTCCGGTGGACTATCGAGCCCCTGGACAGGCGGCAAGGACGGCCGGTACTCTGGCGCTCGTGCGAGCGGAGGTTTTACTCGCCGACCGAAGCTCGCTATTTACCGGGGGCCGTGGGTTCGCCCACGGCCCCCTCGCCTTTCCTCCCCGCGAAGGAAGCCGATGCAGGCCCCGCCCTCTCAAGCTCCCAGCATGCCGAACCCTGACGCGGTGCCCGCTCCGTACCTGGGGTTCATCGTGGTGGCCCTCGGCGTCGTCACGGCTCTCCTGGGGCTCTTGTACGTGTGTTGGCTGGTTCGAGAGCGTCTTGACCGTCATCGCGAAAGCTGATAGACCATCGAACAAGCGATACTGAACGAGCCGCCCTCCTGATCCCTGTTCCATTGGGGCGAGCTTCCGCTGCTGCCTTCCGCCGATCGTTAGTCAGCGAATGCCACTGGTAACGGCTCAATCGGATCGCCCACCAGGAGATGCCCCGCCTGAGCGGGGCATCTCCGCGTTCTCCCCTTGTCAAGTCGGGAACTGTGTGGCACGCTGAAAGTTGCGAAAACCTGCACGGTGCGCCCTGGGCACCGCGGGCACGGCACCCAGGGCCTGTCGGACCTATTAGGAGGTCGACAGTATGAGCAAGCCTACTGATGCTCCCCGGGGGGGTTGCGTCACGGTCACGGGGTTCGGCGGGGTGGGATTCCAAGTCGCTCCGCTCGCTGGTCGAGCCGGGTGGTACCGGATGCTCCATCCGGAGTGCGCCGCTGAACTACACCTGACGAACCCGACCGAGCACAGGGTCACCCACTTCGCCGACATCCACGACTGTGACGCTCGGGAGTGGTGGACCCGCGAGGGATTGGCGTCGAGGTCGGACTCATCTGGGCCCAACTAGCGCTGCGGGTGCGGGCCTGGTGCCGCAGTTCGAGGTGTGAGTTCCCTCGATGCACCAGGCCCGTCACGGAGTACGACGCTGCGCTCGACGCTCGGACCTGTCGCCGGCACTCGGAGTTGGCCGGGGTGGTGGACCTCACGGTCGCCGTCTCGGGCGATCCAGTCATGGTCGAGGCCGCTCGCGTGGTGCTCGACGCCCTACTTGCTGAGCGTCGCAAGAGCGCATAGGGTCACCGTCGTGTTCCCGCTCCGTGGCGAATCGGGCGGGTACACACTCCGAGTGATGTGACGGCTCTCCCCATAAAGCAGGTCCATCACGAGGGCAGCGGTGGAGAGGCCCGGGGGGCGGCCCCCGGGCCTCTCCTATTTGCTACGCTCGCAGTGCCCACCTCAGGTCGGGGTTGGCATCTGAACAACGTTGTGACTTCGGGCCCGGCCTATTGAAGGGCTGGATGGTCGCACGGGGTTCTTTCATCAGGAAACGGCCCCCGCGCTGCGATCGGGGGCCGTTTCTGTGTTATGCTGCCGGCGTTGCCTGAGGCAGGAGCCCCCTCCTCCAACGGAAACAAAAGGTAATTGCGACGGTTTCTAGGTCGCGGCCTAGACCTGAATCCAAAGTCAATGCCCATCAGGAAGCGGGGCGATACCCCTCGCCCCGCTTCCTGCGTTTTGGGGCCCTCGTAGCTCAGGGGACAGAGCGGTCGCCTCCTAAGCGACAGGCCGCAGGTTCGAGTCCTGCCGAGGGCGCTGTGACAATTGTCTTGCCTCTCGGCGGACGGCTCGATACGGTATCGCATCGTGACGAGACTCAACCAGCTCCTAGGCGTCGAAGCCGGCGTCCGAGACCGCGCTGAACAGGCCCTCGCCGCTGCCAGGTCGGACGTCACCAAGGACGGTCCCCTCAGCGGCCTCGCTCGCAAGTACGAGCCCCGACAGGAGGGCGGCGAGCAGGTGCCGCCTCAGAGCACGCAGGTGCAGTTGACGGTGAACCACATCACCGATCAGCTTGCCAAGCACCTCAGCCGCCTGTGGGACGTCACAGCGACGAAGGACTTGACCAACACCGAGGCCAGGGCCGACATCGTCGTTGAGGGCCGCACCCTGGTTCCCCAGGTTCCCGCCAGCTACCTGGTGTGGTTCGAGAAGCAGCTCACAGCGCTGCGAGGCGTGCTGGCCAAGCTGCCGGTGCTCGACCCTGCCGAGATCTGGACCTACGATGAGGCGACCGGGGTCTACCGCACGGAGCCGACGGTCAGCATCCGCCCCAAGAAGGTCTTCAAGAACCACGTCATCGCCGAAGCGACCCAGTACCACCCCGCCCAGGTGCAGGTCTACAGCATCGATGAGCCCGAGGGTGAGTGGACGACCACCAAGTTCTCCGGCGCCATCTTCGCGACCCGTCGCCGGCTCCTGGTCGAGCGGATTGACACGCTCATCGAGGCTGTCGCTTTCGCAAGAGGAGAGGCCAACGGGACCACGGTGACTGACCTCGAAGTCGGTGCCGCGGTGTTCGATTACCTCTTCGCCACCTAGATCTCCCGAAAGGGAGCGGAGCAAAAGTTGAAGTTGAAGCTGAAGCTAACCTGGCCAACAAATCAGGTCGGTGAAGCTAAGACTCTCGCTCCTAAGCTAAAGCTCAAGCTAAACCTTCGGATAGAGCGCAGATCAAACCACCGCAATGCGGGTTCGATTCCCGTTCCGGCCTCCACATGGCTGGATGGTCCAATGGCAAGACTCGGTGGCTCATAACGAGCCTGTGCTCATACGTCCGAACCTAGTGTGATGTAGCTCAGTTGGATAGAGCACTCGCCTTCTAAGCGAGAAGTCACGGGTTCGACTCCCGTCATCTTCAAACACTTTCACCGGACCGGGGGGCAAGGGTATGTCCCCCGGTCCACTTAACGTTTGTGAGCGAATTCAAGAATGAGAAAGATCAACTGGGCTTACGTCTTCGTTTTCGTTCCGATATCGGCACTGGCACTCATCAACCTTGCCCTCGGCAACTACGGCGGCGCCCTCATCGACCTGCTGGCCCTGACTGGGTTCCTGCTCTACGCCCGCTACGTCAGATCCCATTCCCGTCGAGCGAAGTCTTTCGACGCCGAGCTAGCAGCCGAGCTAGAGGCGGCTCCGCCGCCTCCCAGGGACTGGCATCTGACGGTCCGAGGCGAGCGCTACTCGAACCTAGAGTTCACGTACCTGGGCTTGGTCATGGGACCAGACGGCATGACGCCGTGTCACCACTGGGTGGTCTTGCGTCCCGTCGACTTGCCGGCCGACGTGGACCCGAGTGAGATCAACTTGGTCGGCCACGCCACGGTGGGGGTCAACCCTGACGGTGGCGTGGGGCTCGGCGTGCTCATCAGTGTCGCGTGGGCTGACGGCCCGAGCTGAAGGGCGTATCATCCCGGCCATGGGAGCATGGACCGAGGAAGCGTGAGCGTCGAGACCCTGAAGGCCGAACTCCACCAGGCGGCGGACGACCCGAATAGCCCGCTAGCCACTCTCCCCGAGGGCGATCCTCACCGGCCCACGCCAGAGGCCTTGGCCGAGAAGCACGGGATATCCATGGAGCAGTTCTACGTCGCTGTTGATGAGGTGATCGCCAGCAGGCTTCCGCTGGCGGGGTCGACGTTCTATCAACGCTGGGTCAAGGAACAGGGGCTTGAGTGAGCTTCATCCACCTCTGGAACCTGGCGCTCTTTGAGCGGGGAGATGGAACCGATGACCAGAGAGCTACCGGCAGCGAGGGACGAGTTCATCATCATCGAGGCCCTTCGCAGCTACGCCAACCACTGCCTGAACGACCTCCCGATGCACCGCCACACCGACCACGGGTTGGAGCTGGCTCGCCGGGCAAGGCGCGTCCGCGTGTTGGCTGACGAGTACGAGCGAAGCTTGCCCAGCGACGTCCACGCCAGTCTCGGCCGAGCACGTCCAGCGTCGCTTACCCGCCTCTCGCGGCCCTCGACATGACAGACCGTCCCCGCTACGTCTCCGAGGCTCCGTTGGCCGAAGTACTCGAAGAGCTGCGCGACTACGCCAACGCAGGGCAAGCGGTCAGCAGAGCCGCCTGTGGGCGGATAGTGGTCGAGCTGGACAAGCTGCAAGAGGCAGCCGATTCGACCGACCCCATCGCCCTGGCGGGTGTCTATGACGTCCTGGCTCGGTCCCTCGATGAGTGACAGAACGGGGACCCCACAGGGTCCCCGTTCACACGCCCGATCCGCAGCTCACGCCATGGCACTGACATCCGGTGTCCCTGCGAAAGGCCGAAGCTCGTGACGCCCTGGGACGGTGGACCGTTGAAGGAGGCTCAGAGACCGGTTTAAGAACCTGTGCCGGTTACTACGTGCTGTCGAGGTGCACTTTGGCGCCTCGACCTCGCCAAAGTCAATATGACCTTCGTCACAAAGGTGATCTCATAGGTGAGATGCAAGTTTGCGATCAAGTTCGGCACGACACTCCACACGCGGTGCATGTTCGAGCACGAAGTGACGCCCACGTCGCACATCGGCAAGGGGCTCGAAGAGTTCCCGTTTCAGCGCATCGAGTGGTTCTCCGGTGATCGACGCGAGTACGAGACCGACCGTGATGACGAGTTCGCTTGGGAAGCTCCCTAGATGGCCTGGATAACCCGCAAAGACCCAACGACGCGACTCGACTTCGATTTGCTTAAACGCGGCAGCCTGACCATCGAGGGGTGCGTCATCCAGGGCCCGGTGGGTGACGTAGTCGCTGTTCTGCTCGAACTGATGGGCGAGTCACGAGATGGAAAGAAGGACGAGTCATGAGCGAAACCCCGACAGAACGCAATCGACGCATCTTCGAGGAAGCAACCGGTAGCGGCGAACCAGTGTTCGTCATCCGAGCCAAGGACATCCTCGGCCCCGCTGCGATCCTCGCCTACGCGAGTCTGGCCGACGACACAGCTACTCCCGAGTTCATGGAAGCCCTCCATGACCTTGAGGGCGAGTTCCATGCTTGGAGAGCGGCGAATCCTGATGAGATCAAGGTCCCCGATCTCAGGAAGTGAACGTGACAAGGTCCGTTGAGGTCATCGAGGGCGACCCACTCACGGGCTTCAAGGACTGCTTCCTGACCCTGCACGGCTACGACGACGGGACCGTGAGTCTCGTCATCGAGTCGCCCTACGACGACAGAGCAGTCATCCGGCTTGATCCCGAGGGGACGCAACTACTCGTGAACTTCGTCACACGACCCCAGTGAATGCCCTGGTCAGAGCAGTCGTACCATTCGAGGGTCGCCGTTGGGCGAGGTGCGAATGGTACGACCCCTGTACGCTGGGGTTATGACCGATACCGACACCAACACCACCACCTACTACGCCGCCTACTCCAACCACGGAGGCAAGCGAGTCCATGCCTCCACGGTGCTCGGTGGCAGCAGCCTCGACAAGGTCGTCGCTGTCTGCGGGGCCGATGTCCACACCACTCGCAAGGGCATGCACTTCGACACACCGGACCTTACGTCCCCGCGTTGCCGCTCCTGTGCCCAGGTGACGGGGTTCCAGACGGCGCCCCCTCCGGGTCCTCCCGCTGCGCTCAGGATCTGGCGACTCTTCGGCCAGCTTCCGCATTGCGGCGGAACGCTGCCCCACTACGACGATCTCGACATGGAGGACGTGGCCGACAAGCTCGACGCACTGGTGAAGTGGTTCGAGTCCAGCCGAGATCACCAGGCCGCCCGCGACGCCGAGCTGGTCCGTCACCAGACCGCCGTGCAGGGCCTCCGTTCGTTCCTGTCGCTGCTCAAGGAAGGCGACGAGCTGTGAGCCCCCGCCACCCCCATCATCCCGGAACGATGGACATCGGCTTGGTTGTTAGAGAGATGAACGACGCCTGCAACAGCGTCAGTGGCAAGTCCGGCTGGGCCCTGCTCGTGTCCCCCACAGAGGACGGCACTGTCAAGTTCAGGGTCTCGGGCAGCGTCCTCCCTCTCCGCCCTCTTCGCTCTGATGGTGAGCGCTACCGGCGGGGCCATGTCCCGTTCTACGGCGATCAGCACGCCGACGTCTTTCAAGCTCTCCGGTCCGGTCTGGTCGACATGCGCAAGGCACAGGAGTCGCGGCGATGAGTCCCCGCCCCATGCTCGTCTACGGCGGCTGGGTCATCCGCCAGGTCCCGGGTCACCGCAACCAGGTCCGCGCAGTGGTTGCCACGACCACGAAGAAGGCGGCGATGGAAGCGCTCGGCGTCACCCGCGGCCATTTCGCTGACTTCTTCAGCGACACCAGCCACGAGCTGGATGTCGAGGCGGCGATGAGCAGCCCCGGCGATGTGTTCTGGATGCCGATGGATCTCAAGTTCACCGATCGCAGGTTCATCCCATGGGGTCAGGACTGGAAAGACGACCCTCGGACCACTGATCCCGACGCGGTCAACCGTGGCTACGAGCGGCGGGCCAAGGAGCTGAAGGGGCAAGGCAATGGCTGAGCACGAGATGATCATCCGGGTCAAGGTCAGCGACGACATCGACCCGACCACCATCGACCCCGAGGACATCGCGGCCGACGTCATCGACACCTTCACCGACGACCTGCGGCACCGGATCTCCACCGACATCGGTGGGGTCAAGCTGCTCGGCGCCGAGTGGGTCGCTGAGTGGGACAAGGCTGACACGGTCGCCCAGGCAGAGGCCAGGCGCCTCAGAGGCGTCCTCCACAACCACCCGAGGTCCGAGCACGTCCGGATGGCCCGAGGCCCTGCCGAGTTCGTGATCGCCGCTCTGCTGGGAGAGAAGTGATGACGTCACCCACCCGCCGCCCCCGGTTCACCGAGATCGACACCCACGCCGTCATCGGCCGGCTGGTCTTGGACACTACCGAGAGCCTTCGCCTCTGGTCCGACGGGCTGATGAAGATCGAAGACATGTTCGATGAGGGCAACGGGGACGAGATCGAGATGACCGTTGAGAACCGAGGCGCCGTGGTGCGCATCGGTCGGCGCCAGCGCCTTACCTGGACCCCGCCGAATGGCGACCCGGAGGTCTGGTTCGGCATCAACACCCGCGAGGTGTATCTCCGGGTGTGGCACGACGGTTCCGTCAGCATCGAAGGCCAGGTCGACCGATGAGCGGCAACATCGAGCTGTCGATCCGTCTTCCGGACGCAGCCCGCAACCACGAAGTTGAGCAGTTGATGTTGAGCAAGCCTGGCCTGACGCCCGCTCAGGCATGGGCGGAGGTCGTCAAGAGGCTGACCGGCGGATGGGCCACCGTCACCATCATCAAGGACCCGACGGTGCCCTTTGCGCACCGTCGGGGTCGCCCCCTCCTGCACGGGCTGATCAAGTTCGATACGGATCGGCTCTGCTCGGACGGCCAGTGCGGCGAGTGCTGGGGTTGCCGCCAGCTTGGGCAGGACTGAACCATGGCTGATCTCATCGGTTTCAAGAGGGTGTCCCGCATGGGTAACCGGGACAAGGACGACGACGACTTTCGCTCGGATCAGGAGCAGGAAGACTCGGGCGAGGCCTATGCGAAGGCCAACGGCCACCGCATCCTCTACTGGATCGATGAGACCAACTCCGTCTCAGGCAAGACGCTCGATCGCAAGGGCCTGCAAGAGGGCCTGGGGGACATCTACGCCGGCAATGCGGACGGCGCCATCGTCATGAAGATGAGTCGCTTCGGGCGTGACGCCGTCGCCGCCATCTCCGAGATCCGCAAGCTAAAGGACGCCGGGAAGATCTTCATCGCCGTCAAGGACGGCATCGACACCACCAACGACAGCATCGCCACCCGCATCCTGATGTGGTTCATCGCCACCATGGATGAGTGGTTCCTCGAAGACATCACCAAGAACTGGGACGACATCACCCGTATCCGGGTGATGGTCGACGGCATCAACACCACCGAGCCCTACGGCTACCGCAAGGACCAGATCTTCGATGACCACGGCAAGCGCGTCGGCGGTACCCGCCTCCTGGTGCCCGTGGCGGAGGAGGCTGAGTGGGTCGTCAAGATGTTCAAGAAGCGCAAGCTCAAGATGTCGTGGCAGAAGATCGCCGACTACCTGAACGAAGAGGGCGTCCGCACCCGGGCGGGGAAGCACTGGACTCACAACAGCGTCAGCGGCGTCGTCAGCTGCCGCACCTACCTCGGTGAGGTGCGCTCGGGCGACTACGTCAAGGAAGGGGCCCACGATGCGATCGTGGGCCTGGCCCTGTGGACCGCGGCGAACGCCCACCAGCACACCAACCCTCGCTTCGAGAATATGGACTACCCGCTGTCGGGCATCATTCGCTGCTCGTCCTGCGGAGTGAAGATGGTGGGCCGCACCAACCGTAAGGCCAACAAGACCTACCGCTACTACGACTGCCGACGTAAGCACGGCTTCGGCAAGTGCCCCAACCCCATGCGGGTGCGGGCAGACATCGTAGAGGCGGAGATCGACTCGATATTTGTCGAGCGGTTCATCAACGCCTGCTGTGACGTTACGGCCGAGGGCAGCACCACCGGCGTCGACCTAGAGGCCGCTGTGTTGGTCCTAGAGGACGCCGACGCCGACCTGCACGACTTCCTCACGTCGGAGACCACGGCGGAGCTGAGGCGGGAGCTGGGCCAGAAATACGTGAACGAGGGGACGCGGGCTCGCATGGATCGCGTCAAGGTGGCCCGCAAGGCCGTCACCGAGGCGCAGAACGCCATGCTCGGCGTCGAGCTGCCCGAGAACCTGGCCGAGATCTGGGAGACGCTGGGAGCCCAGGAGCGCCACGTCTTCCTAGACGCTGCCTTCGCCATCATCGCCGCCCACCCCGGCAACGTCGTTAGCTTCTGGACCGTCAACGAGCCCGGCACCCCCGATGGCCTCCCTACCAGGGGCTTTGAGGTCAGTGAGGCGACACCGATCCCGATGCGTAATGCGCCAGCGGGTGCCCGGGTGACGACGGGCTAGGAGTTCGCAGAAGAGCTGAAAGACCGCCTCTTGAGGATCGGGCCGGCTCCTGTGGGAGCCGGCCCTTCCGCGTCTGTGACGACTTTTCTCCTCTATTTCGTCACTATCCATTGCGTTCATCTCCTATAGCGCTAGAGTCGCCCGCATGGTCAAAACCACCACCACCCCCGCACCCGATGCCGAAGACACCGTCCGCCGCTTCATGCTCTTCATCGAGGACCCGAGCCAGCTCATCGACCAGGCCGCGGTCGACAAGTACACGAAGGCCGTCGCCGACGCCACGGACCCGATCGACAAGCTGAAGGCCATGGCCGACCTGGACAAGGCCAAGAACATCGATGAGGGCCCACTGCGCGACGGCTTCGTCAAGGTCGCCAAGGCCTACGCCGACGCCGAGGGCCTGCCGACGACGGTCTTCCAGCACATGAAGGTGTCGGACGACGTCCTCAAGGACGCCGGCTTCGAGATCACCACGCCGACCAAGACGCTCCGGACGAGGAACGGCACCGAGCGCCAGCGAGCCAAGTCCGTGCCCCTGGACGACATCAAGGCCTGGATCGGCAAGACGACCAGCACCTTCATCCTGAACGACGTGATCAGCGGCATCGGCGGCAGCCCCGCCACCGTGCGCCTGGCGATCACCGAGATGACCGCCGATGGCAAGGTCGAGAACCTGGGTGTCCTGCCCAACTACACGGGTCGAGGCCGGGCTCCCTTGCACTACCAGCTCAAGAAGTGAGCCTTAGCTCCCGGAACAACAAAGGAGCCCGCCCCAAGGGGCGGGCTCCTTCGCGTCTGGCGAGACATGTGGGGGACGATCCCGTTCCGGGACGGGCGTGTCGGCGGAAAAGGACCGCCCCCACGACCGAGATCTTACAGCACGGCGTTGGCCGCGAGCATGCCGGCGACGAAGCCGATCAGCAGGCCGCCGACCAGGAAGTGCAGGAACATCCACTTCCCCGGCAGGGCTACGGATACCTTGGACTCGCCCAGGCGCCGGTCAATCATCGCGCTAGCGCTTGCTCTCGCTTGCGCAGCTCGTAGGCACGCTGCTTGTGGGAGGGGCAGCAGAACTTCGGCTTGCGCCCCCGCTTGTTCGTCGGCGTGAAGGGGTCGCCGCACCACTCGCAGATCAGCTTGACCACGAGCGTCACTCCGACCTCACGCCCTCGAAGCGGCCGTCCTGGCCGAGCGGATGGTCGTAGTACGCCTCCCACTGCCCCCGACGGTCGACGTAGCCCCAGGTGCGGCGCACCGGACCCGCCAACAGCAGTGACCGGGTTGGGTGCCTGTGGAAGTGGGCGATGTAGTGCGCGTCGGTGGCGTGCTTGAAGTTGAACCAGCGCATCGAATGGCGCATGTGTCCGTACGACCTGCACTCGTCGTAGCCGCCCAGGTAGATGAAGGAGAGGAAGCCACGGGGGTGGTCGTGCAGGACGCCCGCGTCGGCTTCGTAGTGCGTGTGATGCCACAGGGCGAACCAGGGCGTCTCGATGAGCCGCCGTCGTCTGAACGTGATCTCGTGGGTCTCGACGTCACGAATGACCGTGAGGTCCCAGAGCCGCCACTGCTTGGTCTTCGGTCCACTGCCTAGCTTCATTTCTCTTCTCCGCCTTACGACCGCGGCAACCGCGGTGGTTTGCTTCGGTCACGTGGTAGTCGAGCCCGACGTTCCATCGTGCGGTTGACCGCAGCCTCGATACGGTCGAAGACCCAGTCGATCAGCCGGTGGGTGAGCACCCAGAATGCGACGCAGAAGACGACGCAGAGGGCGAGCACGAGGATGGCCGTGTCGAGGGCTATCTGAGCAGCGGTCAACAACGGAACTCGCCCGCTATCCAGTCGCCGCGCTTGATCCAGCCGACCATCGTGGAGGTGCACTTGCGACACGGGAGATGCCGGCGCATGTCTTGCGAGTCCGCCGGCCTGTAGTAGTCGATCTCTATCTTGCCGAGCTTGCAGAGCGGGACATATGGATTCTTGGCGGTCGCTCCGTGCACGCGGGCTTCATCTACGTGGACCGCGCTCGGGTCTACGACGATGATCGGCGAAAGGCCTCGTTCCTCAAACCAGGCAGAGATCTGATCAGCGACGTAGGGAGCCCACCGGGGCCCGAAGTACACAGCTCCCATCATTCGCCCCTCAGGGCCGCTCTGGCGGCCTCGTAGGCGATGGTGAGCCGTCGCCCCGCGGAGTTCATCTGCATGGCCCCCAGGATGCCCTCAGGGGTCGCCTCGGAGATCCCCGCGATGGGGTTCTTCTCGACTAGAGCGGTCATCTCGTCGTGGACCGAGACCAGCCTGCTCAGCAGCTCTCGGAAGTCCGTGGCCGCGCGCATGGCGACGACAAGAGCGGCCACCGCTGACTCCCCAGCTTTCGTCAGCTCGGGGTCGATGTCGCGAGTGATGTACTCCCACTCCTCGAACTCCCACCAGGCGAGCGCCGGGGCTGTCGCCCACAGACCGTCGATGCGGTCATGGTCATGGACCTTCCGGGCCACTGCCCACAGGTACTCGGCAGTGGGATCGTCCATGCTTAGGCCGGCGGGCAACCCCGCCGGCCTCGGAGGCTGATCGGCCATCACTTGTTGTTCAGCCTCATCTCGCGGTAGATCGTGTGGATCTCCTCGCGGGTGTACCCGATCTCAAGGCCGTCGAGGCAGTCCCGCATCAGCTTGTCGTGGTCCCAGCCCGGAGGGGCGAGCCCGTCATCCCACTCGCCCTGACACCACTCCTGGTTCGTGCCGGCGTTGCGCGGGGCGTCGCCTCCACCTCCATCGTCGTGGCACGCCACGATCGTAAGCATGCTGATGACCAGCACTGCTATCCGCCTTCTCATCGCCACTCTCCTTTGGCATGTCGGTGCACAGCACGTGCACCACGACTGCTGCTCCCAGCATCGTGCCGACAGTACGCCGGTTGTCGGGCTCGACACCGACGTAAACGAGCACTAATGGCTCGAATCCGTTGCGCTTCCCGCAGACGGGGCAATCGCGCCTGAAGAAGGGGTGCGCCTTGTTGACGCGGAACACCTGGCCCACGCTGTGAACCTCGGCGTCGGCCGGGACCCTGACGGGCTCGGGGGTGGTCAACCCCCAGCTCCGTTCCCGGACTCGCTGACTTCGATGGGCGCCGGCACGAGCACGGTCTCGCCCGAGTGGGAGTGGCTGCCGTTCGTCGCCCGGCGTATCACGGCGCCTGTGTAGTGCCGGTGGATCGCTTCTTGGAGATCGTCTTGCAGGCCGCTGAAGGCGGCCAGCAAGTCGTCGCGTTCCTCCCTCAGGGAGGCGATCTCGCCGTCCTTGACCTCGACAGCGACACGCATCGCCTCGAACCGCCGCTCCCACTCCAACAGCAGGCGCTCTAGATCTTCCGCCTCGGGGCTCAGTGCCCCGTAGTCGCGGCGGAGGATCTTCCGCACTTCTGCGACTCGCCTCTGCTCGTCGTCCGCCTCGGTCAACTCCACCTCCCCCGGGTCCGCCTCATCGTCTCGATGCGATATCACACCGCGCGACCGTAGCAGCCCCTCCCGCTCGGGGGAAGGGGCTGCTACTTGCCTTCTACTTGCCCGTCAGCAGGCGCTCGATCTTCCCCAGTAGATCCCGGCTGAAGGGCGTGTTCGCCCTCTTCAGGGCCGTCACGAGGCCGTCGACCTCGGCGTCACGGACGACGACCTTGATCTCTCGCCGACCACCGACCAGCCACGTGGGAGCCTTGCTGACGTCGGCCATCAGTCTCTCCGTTCGCTGCGCTTGCCGAGCCGGGTCCGCTTGCACGAGCCCTTGTCCTCGCACACCGGGCCGACGCCGTTGGCGTCGACCTCGAACCTGTAGGGCCGAGCCCGGCAGGGGCCGGTCCTGCCGACCGGCCGCGAGCACCGAGTGCACGTCAGCTCGGGCACCCGGGCGCTCTCCTCTACTGACCGCCTATCCGCCATCACCCACCTCTTGACCAGTCGACGTCTCGATAGCACGGGACGACGACACCGTTGACGCGATTGGGATTGCCAATCTCCTCGACCCACTTGTCAACCTCAGCGAGGTTTGCAAACGGTCCGAAGGTGAGCACGTCGCCAGCTCGATAGTGCATGATGACAAAGCCACTGGCGCCGGCCCAAGGATGCGTTGCTTCAGCCACCATCGACTCTTCCAACTTCCGTCCGCATGCGATCATCGATCGTAGACTGGCGTACCTCGGTCAACATGTCGAGCATGTCCTCGCGAGCAAAGACGACGTAGACCGTGCGGCCGACCATGGACGGGGGCTGAACACAAGCGCATTCGACCACGAGTGCCCCGTCGCTATTGGGGATCGTGACAAGGTCGTCACCACGGCGCTTTGGCACAACGTTCATGGTGTCGCCTCCGCCTCCGTCGGGCGCCAGGTCGTGAACACGGAATCCGTTCCCCATGTGAACTTGATGCCGGGGCCTTCGGCGTCGCGGAAGATCAGGCCCACCAACTGGCCTCGACGCCCTAGAGCCCGGTCGGTGAAGTAGCCACGCAGCAGTAGAGCTTCGTCGCTGTCGGTGTCCTCGGAGTCCTTGCGGCAGCGGGCGATGATCGAGCGCACCTCAGCGAAAGAGGTGAACGGCAGGCCATCGAGGCTGACCTTGAACCCTGGCTCGATCTCATCGACGCCGAGCGCCTGCACGGCGTAGGCGATGCCGTCAGCGAACTCGCCGCGACCCTCGCCCCTGTACTCGGCCACCGAGTTGATGATGTGGAACAGGAGGGATTCTCGCTCGGAGTCGGTCACTCCGTCACCTCGTCGGTGTCGCTGTCCTCGGGGAAGTCCTGTCGATCGGCCCGAGCCATGTCCTTGAGGGCACTCTCGTTGCTGGCAGCCTTCGCTGCGCAGGCTTCCTTGTCGTTGCAGTACCAGTAGACGGCCCCGCCGTGCTCGCCCGCCCACATCGTGGCCTCGGGGTGGGATCGGAGGCAGTTCGTGCAGATGCGACGGGGGGTCAGGTAGGCATCGAGGGCTTCCCTGCACTCGCTGATCTTGACCATGTGGCCACCCATGGCAAGCCGCACACTGAGCCACTGAGCGGACAGTTGACGATCACCCTCGTGGCCCTCGGGGTTGGCCAGCATGGGCGAGTCCGGCGAGCAGTCGGCCAGCTCGATCAGTTCGAGGTATCGCTGCTTGGTGCTCATTCCGCCACCGCCTTCGGCATGACCTTGCGCACCCAGAGGACGCCCATGGTGTTGAGGCTGTTGCCGGTGCTCGACATGACCTTGATGGTGTCGCGGAGGATGATCTCGAAGTAGGCCCCGTTGTTCTCCGCCGGGTAACCGCTCTTCGGTCCGAACGCCTTGACCAGGTCTCGGGCGACGTTGGCCCTGACGATGGCCTGCTCGCTCTCGGGATAGGTGATCCAAGGTCCGACCGTGGCTTCCTTGCCGCGGATCACCTCGACCTGGGTCTCCTTGCTGGCCCTCTCGTCGGCCATGACGACGTAGGCCACCCACTTCGACGGGCGTCGCTCTCGTCGCGATCGGCCGTGGGTCGGCGGCGGGTCGAAGCCGACCTTGACGCTGTCCCGATCGATCTCGGCCGGGTCGACCATACCGAGATCGCCGGGCTCGATGGTTCGTGCCACTAGTGTCTCCTCTCATAGGTTCCTGAGGAGAGCGTACCACCAATGTCAATCAACGCTGGCTTACCCCGGTGTCCTTAGTTCTCGACGGCATCTGCTTCACGCACCCACTTAACGTGCGGGAACTCGTGTCCCCCGGAAGTCGCTGTTCCGTCCTGTTCGCACTCCACCCAGCGGCATCGAGCGACAAAGAAGACATCGCCGGCCTTGGCCTCGGTTAGCCACTTCTCGAAGTTTCTGAGCGCGATCGTCTCGTTGGCGGACCCATCGGCGCGTTCGCGCCTATAGAGATAGACGTTCCTATTCTCCGCCGCCACGTCTGTTCAGATCTCTCATAGCTCGCAAGCTGCATCGGCACAGCTCGTTCAGTGCAAGTGGCCACAGGAGTGGGCTTACACTCATGAAGATCCTCGCCACTGCCAGGATGGCGCGATAGGTCCTAGGATCTTCGGGGTTGGCGCCACAGGTGCCGAGAGCGTCATGGAGGGCAACGACGCCATCCTCCAAGCCTTCCGTGTCAAGGTCGCCAGCCCGGTCGAACTGTTGCAATACAGCATCGACGTCTTCTGGACGTTCGATTCCCAAGTCTAAAACTCCCTAGTCGCCAAAGTGGGGCTTCCACGTGTCAGGGAAACTGCAATTGCCAGGCGCCCCTATGAACATCGGGGCGATCTCACTAGGCGCATAGCCGGCGAATCCACAACCGATCGAGGTCACGAAGAACCTCGTGCTGAGCACTCGGAGCCTGGCGAAGACAATGAAGCCGCTCACCCATGGCCTGATCTCGGCGAGAGTGAGCGGCGTGCGGACGTCGCGGTCCTTGGTGGGGATGGCGTAGGCCTGGCCCCTGAGACCGCTGTTCACGAACATGGGGAACCCGTACTCAGAGCAGGCGACCCGGGCCGCTCCTGCGCCGTGGCGCCCGGCCAGGTTGCTGCCGAACACGAAGATCTCTCCATGCTGGGGCAGCGTGCCATCCCTGTGGTACGTCCTCATGGTTCGTCTACCTTCTCCGGGCGCGAGAAGAGCCCTCGGCCCGGGGGGAGAGGCCGAGGGCTCTGGGTCCCGTCAATGCGGTACGATATCACACCGCACGCCAGGGTCAAGCCGCTGATCAGGCTCGGTTCTTGGGCGACAGCGCCACGCCAGCGGCCACGAGGACCGCCAGCGCAGCCGCCTTGAGCAGGTTCACCTCGTCCAGCGAGATGGCATCGTCCGCCAGGACGAGGCCCAGGGTGGCCACGAAGGTCGACGCCGCTGCGGCGATCGCCTTGCTGTATCGAAGAATGTTTTCAAGCATCTTTGACTCCTTCTCAATCAGGCGATCTTGTCGACCACCGCGCGTACAAACCTGATCGCTCCTGTAGTTGATGTCTTGCGAATGACGAGTGGGCACCACCCCGCTATCTCGTTGACCACGGTCGTTGACAGACGAGTCGTGACCACAGTCGGGCTGCCCGCGACATTCGCCTTGGTCCCACAAGAGACGAGGGATTGAGTTGCGCCGAGCCAACGGCCCAGAAGCGCCTCGATCGTGCCGAGCCCGGTGTCTTCTTGAGTGGTGACTGTCACGCGGTAGGTGCCAGGGTCGAGCCAGATGCGATGGCGCCGTTCACCCACTGTCGTGCCGCCGCCTGATTGGTCATAACCGCCAATTCCACCCGTCAGAGCGGTCCATGCTTCTGTCCAGGAGGACCGGAATGTGGGGAAGCGTGACGAGTCGATGATCAACTGGGTCGGCGTCACTGGCTGTTGAGAGATCGGTGTCGGATCGAGCACCTGTCCCATGGCGTCAGCGAACCAAATGTTGCCAGCCTCGTTGGGATGAACGGTATCGGTCGTCAGATCCGCACTCCACAGGCGGTCTGGCCGCATCGCTCCGAGGTCATAGACCGAAGCTCGGTCGGTCCCGAGCTGCACCGCTGCCGCTCGTGCGGCATTGACATAGGTCAGATCGGTGCCGGGCACCATAACGAACAGGACACCTGCGTCGGTGCTGCTGACCCGAGCGTCGATCCGGTTGACGATCGTCACCAAATCGTTCTGGAATTGCGTCGGCGTCCGACCGGTCTGATCGTCGTTGTAGCCAAGGAGGATGACGATGCCTCCAAGGAACAGGTCGCTGCCCGCTAGCATTGCCGACCACGCATTGGTCGCCTGCCCGGCCCAGGCGTCAGCGCCGAAGCCCGCGTGGGTGCCGTCGAGCAGGATCACGCTGTTGTTGCTCAGGAACGCGAGATCCCCGTCGTACCACTCGACACCTTCGAGGATGAACGTGCCGGAGTTTGGCGTCATCACCAACGTGTGGAACCCGTATTGTGCGTTTGTTCCAAACGTCGCCGATTGCCCCGGAAGCTCAGCACCGTTGGCGTTGATCACCGTCTGAGAAACACCATCCAGCGTGACAGCGCAAGCGGTGGGTCCGCCGGTCGAGCGGGTGTAGAAGACAGAGATCTTGTCGCCGAAGTACGAGATGGTCGCGCTGCCGGCCCCGGCGCTCGGGATGTTGGCAGCATGGAAGCCGAGGCCGTGGTCAATGTTGCCGGTGACCGAGCCAGTGAACGTCCAAGGATCGTCTGCGCCTGGCCAGTTGGCATCTCCGACCTGCGAGAAGACGTTGGCCGATGCTGGCAGTAGTCCGTGAGTTCCGGGCTGGTTACCCATGAAGCGTCGCCGCAGTCGGTCCATCATCCGGTTGCGGTACTTGCCTCCACCGAAGCCTTCGGTCATCGAGTCGCCGATCATCACGAGCTGGACCGAGAGACCACCCGTGCTTCGAGCGATGGCGAGCTTCTGCCGCCAGCGCATGACGGCTGCCTGATGCTCCAGGAACTCGATGCGCGGGATGTGTTCCAGACGGCTTGCCGCGTGTGCGATGACTGAAGCCTGACCACTGCTGACGTCAACGGTGACGGTCACTGCTCCAGCAGAAACGTCGAAAGACGTTGGAGCGGTAAGTGTCTCCCTGGCCTTGTCCGACGGAGTCCACTTGCCGATGATGAGCGGTTCCATGGTCCCATCGATGTCCTCGTTCAAGAAGAACTGGGCGATCGTATGGAGGAAGTTGTCAGTGATTGTGTCGTCGGCGATCACGGTCATGACATCGCCGTTGATCGTCAGGTCGAGAAACTCGGAGCCCAGCTTCGCCTCGAACGCACGGCCGGCGAGCGAGCCCGCAGGCCACCCCGTGATCGTGAACGTGATCGTGGTGCCCGGCCGGAACGTGAGGTTAAGGCCAGGCGGTCGGACATCATTCGTCATGATTGCCACCCATCTCTTCGAGTACGTGTATGACCTGATTCGTCAACCACTCAGCCGCTTCCACTCTGCGGTCGGGATGTGAGATATCCCAGTCGGCGTAGAGCGTGTAGTGGATCGAATCGAGATAGCGCTCAGCGGCGCTTCGGATCTTCCGGCGGTCGCGAATATCCCTCACGAGGTGTGCTCGCCGGGATACCTCTTTCCGCAAGTTGTTGAGCATGATCACGCCTGTGTTGGTCGCGGATGAAGATCTCTTCGAGGACTTCTCTGGTCGGGATCATTTGTGTTGCTCCTTGACTGCATCAGCCCATGCCTCGATCCATCGCATGGCGTTGCCTTCGATGGTGTTCAACTTCGCTATCGCTCTGCCGGCGTCGGCCATCTCGTCGCGCAGAAAGCGATCGCACACGAGAGACCACAGGTGGGTCTCCCATTCCTCAGGAGTCGAAGCGAGCAGGCCAACTCCAAGGTCGTGGAACTTCTTGTAATCCGCCGTTGGCGATGCCACCCAGGGAACGCCCACAGCGGAGTACTCCAACGGCCTCAGTCGAGACTTCGACGCGTTGAACTCCGACAGCAGGAGTGGAGCAATGCCAATGCCGAGCTTGCTCAACTCGGTGGGCCAGTAGGTGAGCGGGACCCCGTCGGTGGCGAAGGGTTCTTCTTTCAGCTTCAACACCCGAGCTAAGCCACCCTTCGGCCCAACAACCTTGAAGGTGACGCCTTGAGTGACGATGTTCGCTATCGCGTGTCCGAGGACTTCGAGATCGCCAGGGTGGGTCCTGACCGCTCCGCCCCAGCCGACCACTCCACTGTCCCGGTGCGGGATCTTGAGATAGGACCGGGGGACGCAGTTGGGGAGGATGCGGAAGCGCCCGTGGGGCGCATAGCGCTTGGCGAGTGCTTCGGTAGTGACAGTGACGAGGCTGGCTTGAGCGCAGGCCTTGACGGCGAACTCGTTGTACTCCCGAGCCCAGCAGAACGCTGCGTTGTCCACGTGGACGCAGGACAGGTCGTCGTCCATGTCCACCACGACAGCGATGCCCCGAGCCCGGAGCTTGGGCACTGCGTCCACCGTGGCTTGCGTGGCCGGGCGCTGGATGACCACGACGTCAGCGTCTTTGACGGTGAGGTAGTTGATGTAGTTGTCCATCCGCCAGCCGACGTAGCGATCATCGGCGACTTCGACCTGGGCCTCACCGGTAGCGCCTGCGGCGCGACCGGGCCAGATCAGGCGGTAGAACCCGCACGGTCCACTGTCACCCGGCGAGATGAAGACCTTCACAGCACCATCGGGGCGGGGATCGGAACGATCCACCGCCCCTTGAAGTCAGGGTGGTTCCTGATGATCGCGGGTGCGTAGTTCCAAGCCAGCACGAGGATGTCATCGACCCCGCTGAGGTCTTCTCGCGGAGGGATGATCTTGATTCCCGTGCCAGGGACGAACCGGCCCTGCTTGGCAGGAGTCGAGTCGATGATCGAGGCGAGGTCGTAGCTGTCGAGCCCGCAGTAGTTCAGGAGCGTTGTTGCCTTGGCTGGTGCTCCATAGCCGATGGTCGTGCCGCCCTCCGGCCCCGTGTACAGCAGCTCGACCAGGCGATCGCGGATGCGCTCGATACGCCCCTGGAAGCCCCTGTAAACGCCTGGCTGACACAGCCAGGTCTCCTTGGCCACCACGGCGTCCTGTGCCCTCTGGTTGGGTCCTAGGGGCCGCTTGGTGGCAGTGACCCGAAGGGAGCCGCCCTGGCGGTCGGTCAGCTCGACCCGAGCGACGTTCAGGCCCCATTGAGCCAGGGCGCTGCGCAGGCTCGTGAGCGAGAAGAAGTTGCGGTGCTCGTGGTAGACGAGATCGAACGCGTTGTTGACCAAGAGGTCTGGGAGGTACTGCACCTCGATGAACGCAGCGCCGTCGTCGGCCAGGAGATGGGCAATCCCTCGAACGACCTCGCTGACCGACTCGACATGAGCGAGGACGTGGTTCGCCACGATGACGCCAGCAGGGCCAAGCTGCTCCCGGATGTCGTGAGCCACGTCCATGTTGAACGGCTCTTCAGTGACGTCAAGGCCTCGCTCGCGTGCCACTGCCACCGGGCCCGAGGCCGGGTCTACTCCGACCGCCTTGCAGCCGGCCTTGGCAAAGTGGCGGAGCATGTCGCCGTCGTTGCAACCGATCTCGACCGTCAGCCGCTTCGCTTCAGGCTTGTGGTAGTCGAGGATGAAGCCGGCGTAGCGCTCGTGGTAGTCAGACAGCGGCGCCGAGGCCGAGCTGTAGAAGGAGTAGCCGGTGCCGAACAGCGTCTCGTGGTCTACGACCTCAAGGAGCTGAACGAGCCAGCATCCGGTGCAGACAGCGACTTGCAACGGGTAGCGGGGGCTGACCTCGCCGTGGGTTGACGTGTACGCATCAGCGATTGGCGACAACCCCAGATCGAGGAACATCTCAAGGTCGTCGTAACCACAGGCGGCACAGGTGGTGCGCTTCATCCGTTGAACCCCAATCTCGATGCGATGGCTTGGACTGTCCCCCTCAGGACTGCGTCGAAGACGTAGGGCGGCGTCCACCCGGCGTCAGTGATCTTCGAGGTGTCGAGCGCGTAGCGCAGCTCGTGCCCCGGGCGGGCGTCGTTGCTCTCAATCCAGTTGAGAGTTGGCTGCTTACCCATGTAGTGCCCAATGGCGATGATCAGCTCTCGGCAAGAGACTTCTGGGCCGGCGATGTTCCAGCGCGAAGGCTTGGTGAAACGCGGCCAGCGCTGCGGAGGCTCGCCGAGTAACCACCTGAGGGCGTCGGCATAGTTGCGAACGTGGGTCCAACACCGGCTAGCCGAGATCCAGTCGCCCTCGCTGTTGCGCTTGCCGTAGACGTCGACAGGCTCGTTGGCGGCAATCCGTTGCACGACGCTGGGGATGAAGCGCTCGGCGGGCTGGTCGAGGCCGAAGAGCTGCATGGTGTTGGTGATCACCAGGGGCACCCCATAGGTCCGCCACCACGCGATGGCAAGAGCCTCTTGAGCTGCCTTGCTCCCCGAGTAGGGAGTGGGCGGCGCAATCGCCGACCACTCCATCTCGCCACCCGTGAACATCGAGGGTCCGTAGACCTCGTTGGTGGAAGCGAGAACAAAGTGAGTGAGGTTGCGCCGCTCTCGGGCCCATTCGAGCATCGTGAGGATGCTGTTGATGTTATTGAGGACGTGGTTGACTGGGCCTTCCTTGAGAAAGGCGTGGACGTCTGCCGACGCGGCTAGATGGAGCACGCAATCGACTTCGCCGATGGCCTCATCGAGCTGCCAGGAGATCGGTGCTCTGAGGTCGTGATACAGCCGGGTGACGCGTTCGCGGTTGGCCGAGTTACCACGGGGCGAATCGAGAGCGACGATCTCCCAGTCGGTGGTTTCGAGTAGGTGGTCGATCGTGTGGCGGCCGGCGAAGCCCCGGCCGCCCGTGATCAGGACTCGCACGGCTTTCCCCATTTCGACTCGAATAGGAGTTCGGATCGATCCCACATCGCCTTGACCTCTTCGGACTTGAAGCCAAGCGTCGAGTGGTGATGGGTGTGGATGTCGGCGACGACCACGCGCATGCCCATGTTGCGGGCCTCCATGCAGACATCGTCGTAACCCAGGAACTCGTACCGAGCGTCAAAGCGAAGATCCCTGATCGCCCATGGCGTGAACACCATGAAGCTGCCTTCGATCATGTCGACGTCGCCAACGCGCTGTTCACCGAATGCCACCATCCGCGTATCGGTCATCTGATGCCCGATGGGATCGTGGTTCCACCACCAGAGACTCGGACCGCCGCCTGCCACGCCGATGAGTCCTACGCCTGGCTCGATGGCAGCCCGGATCTTGTCCTCGATGTCCGGATCGATCATCTCAAGGTCGTCGTGCAGCAGCACGACGGCCTCAAGTTGGTCTAGATCGTTGGGTCCTTGGTATCCGGCATACGCATTCAAGATCTTGTTGTAGGCGACGCTGATCGACTTCTGTCCGGAGATGGCGATGAAGGGTCGCTGCTTGATGTTGGGAGCGACGAACCGGCCGAACTTCTCCCACGAACCTACGCAGCACCCATACGCGATCATGGGTGGCCCATCGACTGCCACAGCTTCATGTCGTTGGCCGTAGCTTCACCGACACCCGGTATGGAGTTGAGGGTGTGAGACCAGAGGTGTTTGGCACTGACGCCTTCGAGCGTCGCTACCACCTTGCCGTTCCTTTCGATCTTGCGAACAAGGTCATCGTCGCCACACCAGAACTGGAACCGCTCATCGATCGCACGCCAACAACCGCTCTTGACCATGAACACCCAGGAGTTGATTCCCCCGAGACGAACAGTCCCAGAGGTGCGCCTCACCCGTCGCGGCTGGCAGCGGGTGTTCTGGTTGTCTCGATCGACGGAGATCAGACCGAGATCGACGTTGCCATCAAGCTCGGCGGCGAGGGCGTCGAGGCTGCCAGGCGCAAGCTCGATGTCGTCGTTCAGGAACGCCAGGTGCGCGTGGGTGTTCCACTCATCACCGAACTCGTTGAACTCCTGATAGATGGTCTGACCGGGGCGATGCTTGGAGTACTTGATGTGGCACGTCGCATCGTCGCTGTTGTCGTAGACGCCGATGTAGACCACTCGGCGCTCGTTGAGGCAAACCTCGATCAGGTCATCGAGCATCTTCCCCGAGCGGCCGATGGACGGGATGCAAACCGCTATGTACTTCATCGCAGCCACAACGTGTCGTGCTCGTGCGTGTAGCCAGCAGGCGGTTCAGGTGAAGAGAAGTAACCGGCGGCGCTGTAGCGCCACCGGTCAGCCGGCAGGGGATGCCCGTGCCAAGCCCTGTCGCTGGCCTCCAATACAACCGTCCGGTTGAACTCGGGAGCGATGCGGATCTCCTGCGGGGGCTCGACACCTTCGAGGTGCAGACGACCGCCCTCATCCGTCCACCCCTCGTTGAGGTAGACGAGCACGTTCAACCGCCGATAGAGCTTGGTCACCTGACTGCGGTTCCAGTCGGTGTGAACATCGAGGTAGCCGCCTGGCGGGATCAGATGGCACCCGCTGTTCTCTTCCATCGTCAGATCCGGGACACCGAAGGCCTCGCTGAGTACAGGAGTCAGCGCACGAATGCCATCGAAGAGAACGCTCGTCTGAGGACCAAACAGGTCAGCCGGCGCGTCGAACTTGTTCTCGCGGTCGTTGTCGTATTGGCGACAGTGAGAGACATCGATGAGACCGACCTCTTCACGCACGGCTTTGAGGACATCCTGATCCCAGTAGCCATCGACAACGGCGTGGGGGAAGGGCTGCTGGTTGACTTCCAGCACCAGGGACTTCGTCACTTGCTGTCTCCTCTCGCGTCGTAGGCCCACTGCTTCGTCCCGATGTGTTCCCTCCAAGAAAGACCGGCCGTGTTCTCGCCATTGCGGACAGCCGCCCACGTCTTGTGTGGGCAATGCGCGAAAGTCGCTCCGGCGCGGAGCAGCTTTCGCCAAGCGTCGAGTACTTCGCAGTAGCGAGGGTCCCATCGTTCGAGCCTGAAGTCGTGAAAGCCGCCAATGCTCTGCATCAGCCTGCGTCGCACGAGCACCGGAATGGGGATGAAGTTGCCGTAGTCGAGGATCTGGCGTCGAGCATCTAGATCGAAGGGACGCTTGAACGGGTCCTTGCCTCTAATGGCAAGTGGGTTCTTGGCGGGTGGCAGGATGTCGTGCCACGGATAGACGAGGTCGGCCCCGGTCTTCTGCTGCGTGCGTTCGAGCTGTTCGAGATGACGCGGGTACATCTCGTCATCGTCATCAAAGAAAGCGATGAAGTCGGACGTGGCCCAACCGATACCGGCATTGCGGGTCACGGCGGCACCCTTGCCTTCCCTGTCCGTGACGACGATGACCTCATCTGGCTGTCGCGTCTGAGCGTCGATCTGACGACGCACGGCCTCGACCGCCTCGGCCCTCGGTGGGATCGTCGGGATGACAACAGCGATGCTCACCATCGGTCGCCTCGGCCGCTGGTGTTACCGGCATGGGCGGAGTAGTGCCACGTCACCCGCGGGTCGTGCGCCCACTGGCTCGGCTCGGTGAGCTTGATCAGTTGCAGGAGGAAGATGTAGTCCTCGTTGCCGTAGAACTCTTCGCCCGGAGCGGGCCCCGGGAAGTAGCACTGCTGGGCCAACTCGGTGTTCACCAAGTACGTGATGCCGAAGAGGTGCGGATGCTCGAAGTCCATCGCCTTGTGGCGATGGCACCTATCGGGGCATCGCTGTTGCTCGCACTCGTAGTCCCAAACCGGGTTACCATCCCACCACGACCAACAGACCAAAGCCCCGGTCTGCTCTTGCACCTTCATGAGCGTGTCGAGGTGGCTCGGGTAGAGGTAGTCGTCGTCGTCTAGGAACGCTGTCCACTCCGTAGAGACGTTGCGGAGGGCTCGGGTCCTGGTGGGCCCCGCTCCCTCGTGGCGGAGGTCTAGGGCGACGCTGATGGCCTCTGGGGGCCTTACCTGGTCGAGGGCCGAGCTGATCGCTCGATTGAGCATGTCCACCCGCGGAGGGATCGACGGGATGGCGACGGTGACGCCGGGTGTCATCACTCGCTCCCTGCCTTCTCGAACTCGACCACCTGGATGTCGATGTTGCTGGTAAGAACGAGAACCCGGCAGTCTTCCGGGAAGTGCCTTTTGACATGCTTCGAGATCTCGTGGAACTGCTTGGCGCTCGCGTTCTCAGGCAGCGTGATGACGAGAATGTCATCGGGTCCGACGACGAGGCGCCTGACGTCCTCGATCTTGATGTCACTCACGGGTGCCACTTCCGTAAGGGCACTCGGTGCAGACCTCGTCTTCTTTGCCGGGCCAGACGATGTGACCAACCGTCCAGGTGCTCACGGATGCAAGTCCGGTGTCGCCGGCCATCCGCTCGACGTGGCGGCGGTACTCGTCGCTCCACGGAGCTACCGAGTCGTCCTGCTCATCGAGCCGACGTCCCCACTGCTCCGCGTGGGTCTCCTCGATCCGTACGAAGCCGTTCCGCTGGATGTCATCGACGTACTCGCCTGGCACCTTGATGCCATGGCTGTAGTCGGAGAACCGCCAGGGGCGTCCTTGGCTGTCCGTATCGGCGTAGCTCTCCCGCTCGTAACGCGTGATGTGGGTGGGGTTGGGCTTACGTGACCCTGCCATCGGCTTCCTTCTTGTGAGGTTCGAGTTCGGTCCGGGTGACAGTCACTTCGCTGCCGAAGCGAGAATGGAACTCGCTCAAGCGGCCGGCGACTAGCGCCTTCATGCAGGTGCCACAGAGCAAGATCTGTTCTCGATAGGGGTCACGTTGAGTGCCCTGCTGCCCCCCGACCGGACAGGAGAAGATCTCGCCAAATGCCATGCAGTTAGTGCAGAGGCCTCTCACTAGTGCCACTCCTCTGTCGGTCGTCGTAGTGCGCATATTGCTCAAGGTCTCCGCCGTAGGTCATCAACGTGAAGCAATGGAACGTGGCGTGGGCGAGATGGTGCAGGCCGCTCTGATCATCGAAGTCATGCCCAGCCCAGAAAGCGTTGACGTGCCGCATGAGGGCATCGTGCGAGAGATGCCACGAGTAGCCCCTGCGCCAGTTGTCGCGGTCGTACTTGTCAGCACCAAAGCCGTAGACCCGGGCCACCTCTGCCAAAGCGGCCACAGGGATCATCGAGTACTGCTCGGGCTTCGAGCCCTTCTGTCCGCCGGTTGGCGAGGTCTGGCGGACCTCGCCACCGATGTGTGAATCAGCGGTATACGCACTTCGATGCATCACGAGGTCAACGAACTCGGTCCAGGTCGACACCCGAGGCGTCCACTCGAACTCAGCGTTCCAAGGCCTAGTCATCAACACGCACGGCACACCCGACTCAACAACGTCGTTAGCGTTGTCGATGTTGTCCTCGATGCAGATATCGACCGGGTAGCCCGCCTTGTCCTCGCTGAAGGTCAACGTGTCATGAGGAACGTCGTTCGCCGCCAGCCAGCCAATGGTGCTCGTCTGGGCGGCTGGGCGAGTCCGGTGGGTGATGATATGAATCGAGTGATCAGCGTCCTTGAGGCTCTGCAAGGCGGCGATCGCACCTTCGTACGCCTGCCCCTGGTGGAACAGGCCAGCGGCTTCTGCCTCCAACATCGACTCCATGAACTCGGCCTGGCTGATGCCCCAGGACTGCCACAGCTCCCACATCAAAGGCTCGGGCATCGACTCGAAGGGGATGCCCCTAGAGACGCGGTAGTTGCGAAGAGCGGCAACGAAGTTGTAGACGCAGCCATCGAGGTCTATGCCGATTCGCATCACGTCTCCTCGCCTAGATCGCAGGTCGGACAGGCTCGAAAGCCCATGTTGAGAATCCAGAAGGTCTTGCTGCACCAGCCACATCGCTTGATGTACTTCGGCGGACTCTCGCGGAATGCCTTGGGGTGCTTGAAGAGCCAGGAGACCGGCGGCAGAGCGCTGGATGGATCGAGTTGTCTCGGCACTACCAGCCCTCTGCGCCGCGGTCGATGCGGCCGTCGGGCAGCATGGGTGCGCAGAAGATGGGTGTATGGCCGAAGGGTCCGTAGTCGGCCGTCTCAAGCCAGAGCGCTTGCTTCGGTGCCTCGATGCCGAAAGAGCGGCTATAGGCGTACTCGTCGGTTCCCTTGAGCGAGCCGTTCAGGACGAACTCGCCTCCGGTGCGGTAGGTGTGCCAGTGACCGACAAGCAGGATGTCGTAAACCTCGCCGGCAGCGCCCTCGCGCTGCCGGCGTCGGAGGTCCCCTCGAACGATCGGTGTCCAGGCCCCAGCAATGCCACCACCGCCACCAAACCCGAGGTTGCCATGCGTCAGGAGATAGCGAGTGTTTTGCACCTGTACCCGAGCGTCCGTCTCCTCCGGAATCTGCCAAGTGACACCGGGGGCCGAGCCGGCCCTTTGTGTCATATGAGCAAGCAGCCAGTCGTAGTTGTCACGGGCACGGAGCTTCGCTCGCTCTTTGCCCGTGCGACGACCGTGATTGCCGCAAACGCTGACGATGTGTACGTTGCCGTAGAACTCCGCGAGCATGTCGAAGCCGGCGGCCAATTGCTCAGACCAGTAGAGGCACGTCCCGAGGATCGTGTCCTCGTTCGTCTGCTGAAGTTCTTCATGGATGTCGCCAGAGATCGAGTCGCCAGCCATGAAGATCACGGCGCCCTGATACTCGTGACCACCGAAGTGGTCACGAGGCAGAGAGATGACCTTGTCGAAGAATCGGCGTAGCCGCTGTGTGCCGATCTCACGGTTGTAGGCATTGATGCCATTGACCTCGCGAGGGTTGACGACCTCATCGAAGTGCATGTCCGACAACATGGCGCAGACGGTGACGTCCCTAGTCCGCAGCGCCGGCTTCTCGGTGATCCAGGTGGGAGGCTTCGGGCTCGCTGTGAAGAACGCTTCGTTGAAGCTGACGTGTCGCTCTAGCTCGGTCAGCTTCTTCGAGGCCAGACGGAAGGCAGCGCTCTTCGCTGCGAGCTTGGCCTTCTGCTGTTCAAGCTGAAGCTCAAGTTCGGCAACACGTTGCCCGTATTGCATGTCTGCGATCTCATCAGCTACACCCACAGAGTCCTCTCCGATGGCTAGTCACGGCCGATGCCGTGATACCGGGGATTTCGCGCTTGTCCGTGAACCAGACAGCGATGATGTGAGAGGCGATGCCGTTGGCGAGAATGGCCCGCATCTCTTCGCGTTCTCGCTCGGTTAACTGCTGCATCGCTTTGCCGACCGAGCAAGGTCCGCTTGTCACTGAGGCTCCAATGAACGTGGCGCTTCTAGCTTGGACTGCGCCTTGTATCGATCCCTCAACTGCGCCGTCAGTTCGCTGATACGAGCCTCGATGACTTCTACCGTCGGATCGACGGCTGTCTCGCCGGTCAGCGCCGACAGCTTGTTCATCAGAGCGAGCTGGCCTTGTAGCGAGTTCAGCTCGGACTGCATCGCAGCGGTCAAGTTGCTGTTGACGAGAACGTGGATCTCATCGAGCTTGTGGTCTGTCACCGCGTTGGCCTTAACAAGGCGAGCAGCGACTTCGTCTTGTCGGCGCCAGTCCTCACGCTTCTCGACCATGCGCTGCCGTCCTGTCAGGTACGCCAGGAACACGGCGCCAAGTGGGCTGGCGAAGGCAACGATGGCCGCCACAACGATGGTGCTCATCCCTCTCGCACCCTCGCCCGAGCCGCTTCGAGATCGCAGGTTGGATCGGGATAGATCGCGAGAACTTGGCGTTGTACCGACTCACGAAACACCCGGACCACCTCCGGATCAATGCGGGGAATCGCTTCGATGATCGCCTCGCCTGGGACAGCGATCGCCTCACGGATCTGACGCCGGCTCTCCCAAGAAGTCACGCATCGCCGAGCCTCGTCCAGCTCGGCCCCTTGCTGGTTGTCCTCGGTCAACGTTCGGGTTTCCAGCAGCGTGTAAGCCCCCCCTCCCATCAGTACGGCCTGGATGATCGCCATGGCGACGAACCCCTTGGTGATCCAACCGGGTGTCCGTTCACCGTTCATCTCAAGTAGCCAGCCGTGCGCTCAGCAGGTTGAGCACTTCAACGGCGATGGAGTCATCGAGAGCGTTGGCGATCGCCTGGGGAGTGAGCACGGCAAGCATCCTCGACGCCACCTCGGCCTCGTCCACGGAGTCCACAGCCGCTACAGCCCCCGCGAGGGCGTTCAGCTTGTTCGAGTTGACCTGCACGGTGCCGAGGATTGCCTTCTCGGTGCCGGCCCAGGTGCTTTGCCCCTTGCCGGTGCCCTCGTTCATGACCTTGCGAACGACTGCTTCGATCTCTTCCTTTGTTGCCATCTCGTCCCACTCCTTTGGTACCGCCGCAGCGGAAGTAGACCCGGGAATCAATTGCGACTTGATGTCCTCGATCCGATTGTCGCCAGGACAAACCTTGCCGGCAGAGCTTGAGAACCTGGTGCAGTCGGGGAAGCGCCAAGGGTCGATCCCGAGGCGGTGGTAGCTGATGCCATTCCGTTCGCAGGAGTCCTTGAGTAGATGCCGGCGAATGCTGAACCTGGCGCACAGCCAGGTCAGCAGCTTGTCGAGAGCCATGAGCTGAGCTGGCGTGAAGCTGGGCACGTTCGATCCCGTCCACCTGGGAAAGCTCGCACTGCTGTCTTCACACTCGATAGAGATGCAGAAGGGGTTGCCGTTGAGGTCAGAAGCCGCTCGGTAGCGGAGGTCTTGCCATTGCCGCACGGCACCTGAACCACCGACACCGAAGTGCGAGTAGGCGCGCCCGCTAGGAGTGAACCACGACTCCGTTCCAGCGAGAGTGCCGACCATCGTGTGGATGTTGATGACAAGCGGGGTGAGCAGGGTCGTGGACTTGCCCCGGAGCTGGCGATACTCAGCGCCGGGATAGACGACGGCCGTCACGGCTTGTCCTCAGTCGGGCCGCGTTCACAGGAGATGCCGTTCGTCACCGGATCAAAAGCGTCTTCCCACCGCGCGACCTCGGCGACCACGCTCGGGTCGCCGAGTCGTGACAGGTCGTGGTGCGCAGCTTCCTGGGCGTCGCTGACCGCCTCGTGGAGGTCAAACTTCAGCGCTCGATTCAGCCGCTTCCGCAGCCAGTTGGCGATATCCATAAGCCCTCCTAAGTTGTGCAGGGGAGTGAGCGCAGGCGTTGTCAAGCGATAGACCGAAGGTCGCCCCGGCCTTCCCGCAGAACCAACAATTGGACGAGTTACGCCAAAGCACCATGCAGTCAATGCAGATCTTGGTGGGGTCCACCTAGTAGCCATAGAGGTAAACGCGGGAGCCGGCTGCGAATAGGTGCGAGCCGCTATTCACCTCGATCGTCAGTCGGTTGATAGCGGAGCCCGAGTATTGGCCACTTAGCAGTCCGTTGCGAAGGTTGATGCCAGCATCGGATGCCCAGAACTCATGCCCAAGCATGATCTTGCGGCTTCCGGTTCGGGAGTACCCGAGAATGTTGAACTGAGCGCTTGATGCAGCGCCATTGACCGCCGACAGACCGCCTAGCAGTATGCGGTCGGTGATGAGCGCAGCAGCGGCGGTGTTGATCGCCGCTACGTTGCTCTGTACATCGAAGAGTTGGTAGAAGTAGTTGTTGCCCGTGTCCGCGTTGTAGCGAAGCCGGATTCTGACGTTGCCAACTCCACCGTTCTGGACAGATAGCGAGTCGTAGATGACTTCGAGGTTGTCGTAGCTCTGAGGGATGTTCTGGAAGTCACAGAGCGTCGCTGAGTTCGCTGGCAATTCAACGAAGTCGAGCAGCCGGCGAATGGGGTGCCCCGCGAGACGGATCTGCACGCCACCGTCAACCAAGAAGGGGTCCTGGACTGCCACCATCGTGCCCTGGATGGCCTTTAGACCAGCCGGAAGGTTGATGGTTGTGCTGTAGTCGGTGGGCTCCGATGCGCCGGCCAGCTTGGCCCAGACGCCCACTGCGAGGGTCGAGGCCGTCGCTCCCGCACCTGAGGTGTTGAACGTCGCGCCCAAGAAGACGAAGCCATCGGGGGTGGTCCACCCTGTTGGCACCAAGCCACCGCTGGTACCCATGGTCACGAAGATGATCAGTGCGTCACCTTGAGCAGTACCGGCCGGCTTCGGAATGGTCACCGTGGCTATCGCCCCGGCAAGGGCGGTGTCGGCCACCGAGATCGAGCGGTACGAAGGAGAGGAAGCGCCTCCGCCCTTGATGACGACGTGAGTACCAACGCCGTGCTGCCAGTTCGTCTGCGTGCTGGTGAAGGTGCCAGCCGTGCCGGTAGCGACATCCCGCGTGGCTACCGAGGTCTGAAGGGTTCCGGCGTCGCTCGTGTCGTTCTCGTCTGAGCGCTCGGTCCACGTTGCCGGTGGCGTCATGGTCGCCGCTTGGTTGGTCACCCTGAGCCAAGCGGCCACGTGGGCGATCTCGATGTCGTCGGCTGGCGTAGTGAAGAGAGGGGCGGACGGAGCGACTAGCGAGCCCCCGGGGCTGGTCTCAACCGCCTGCCGCGACGCCGGGTTCGGCAGGGTGCCGTCCGAGCTGGTGACGATCTCGACATCGTCAACACCGTTGGGGTCAACGATGCGTAGCGAGCCTGGCTTGATCTCGGCCGTGACGATGCCGGTCTCCTGGTCCCTCAGCGTGTAGCCCTGTTGGTCCACGATCGTGACGAGCTGATCTGAGGCATCCCTGATGCGGAAGCCACCGATGGGATCGAGCGTGACCCTGGCCCCCGTGTTGCCCACGTCACCGATCTGCCATTGCGAGCCATCGAGGAGGCCGACCAACTCGCCGTTCTCGTCATAGAAGGCGATGAAGCCTGGATCGCCACCTTCCAGAACGACGCGCTGGCCGTCCTCCGCACCGAACGGGAGCACCACTCGCGTTTGTGCGCTCGTGCGCATGGCGCTAGCTCCGGCAGAACCGTCGAACTCGACTCGCACCTCTTCATCGGTGAACGTCTCGCCGAGGCGCGTGGCGGGGATGACGCCAGGGTCCTCGTAGTTCATGCTCAGCGCCGGGTTGCCGCTGATGACCTCGTCATCCATTCGCACGAACACGACATCGAGGTCTTCGTTGTCCAACTGCTCGACCGTGCCCGAGAGCAGCTTGGATGTCCGCGTCTGCTTGACGCCTTCAGTGATCGCGGACTTGACCGCACGTCGGATGATCCGAGACAGCGCTTCCTCAGATAGTTGCATAGGACACTCGCTTCATCGTGTGCTGCATCTGGCCACCGGAGCGAAGTTCGAGAGACCATGCGGTTTCGAGCCATCGTTCGCCGAAGGCGTCAACGACGTCCAAGGTCTCATGGCGGGGGTCGGCTGTTGAGTTGAATGTCAGCCACTCGAAGGCAGCGCCACTACGGGCAAGGTTCTTCGCAGCTCGATTGGCCAACGTCTGGTTGTCGATGCCCTGTACCGATTCCACCTGAGCGATCTCGAAGCCGCGTTTGGCGTAGCTGTGCGGCGCCGATGATGGGATGTCGTAGCGCCCGGATCGAAGCCGGTCCGTGCCCGAGTCGTAGACGGAGAAGACGTTGGGGGCAGAGAGCATGTCGTCCGAGTGCACGATCGAATCGGCGATCACGCGGGTGCCGGCTTCATACGCCGGCACTGTCGGTTCATCGAGATCAGGGTCGGGCGGTTGGTCGAAGTGGCAGCGACCGTTTCTGTCAAACCACGGGGAGATGAAGCCCACGAGCCCGCCGAGGTCGGTGAGCATCTGCATCCACGTCGTGCCTGGCTCCCATGCCTTTGCGTCAGCCAGCCCACGGGCGGCCTCGTCGCCAAGCACCGCGATGTCATTCAGCTCGAACCCGGCACGGAACATCAGGAAGAAGATGATCAGCATGATGTTGGCGCCCTTGCTAAAGCCATAGGCGTTGGCGGAGGGCTGGTTGAGGATGTAGCTGAAGTCGACTAGCTCTGCATTCTGCTCGATGCCCCATGATCTCTGCGGCCGACTGTCGTCGGCCCAGAGGAAAGTGCCAAGCAGGAAGTCGGCGCCGTTCTGCAATTGCATGTAGACCCGGACCCGGTCGCTCAGCGTGTTGACATCAGCCGACTCGTCTGGTGTGAGCTTGAGCCCTGTCAGCCGCCGGGAGGTGTTGTCCGAGGTGTCGTTCTGGATCTGGGGCGTGGATGCCGAGTCGGGGTGAAGCTGACCGATCGGGCTCAGCTCGCGGTCCATCAGGTAGAACTTGAACTTGTCGATCCGGTGGCGGACACCATCGAGATCGAGGATCTGATCAGTTGTCGGCTCCCAAATCGTCGTCGGCATCAGGCCTCCACCTCGACAGGGACTTCAACGCTGTGAGTTGGCGTGACTTCGATCGACGCGGTGTAACGGTGGCCGGGCTCTTGCTGCTGAGCGTCCGACGGCCGCACGTGGCCGAGGATGCGAGTGCCCTGGAAGTCCATGGCACAGACAAAGGGGATATCCATCGACCGGGTGATGCTGAGCAGGTCGGTGAAGAGCCGCTGTCCGGAGGACACCACTGGCGTCTCGTTGCCGAAGTTGAGTTCGATGCTGGCTTGCCAGCCAACGCCTCGGTCCTCGGACTCAGTGAAGACAACCTGGTAGTCCGCACCGTGCAGGAGAACCACCTCATCGCGCTCGGGCGAGAGGAACGTGTAGGCCGAGCCCTGATCGGGGATGTCGAACACGACTTCGAGGCTGGGGTCGTGATTCGACGTCAGGACGATGTCGTAATCGCCCTGCTCGGGCGTGACCGCGTTGGAGAGCGCCCAGCCGCTCACTCGACCGTCGAGGGCTGCTGAGCGCACTCGATAGGTGGCCTCGAAGCCGCGGGGCACGAGGTGGTCAACGAAGGAGAGCAGGGACTCGTCGTTGAGGTGAGCCACCCGAGTCCAGGTCGACTCGCTGCTGAACTGACGCTCCAACTCGAAACGCCTGAACGCAGCGCTCAGCGGTGAAGCCGGAGCCACCCACTCGATCTCTGCGTGCTCGACCTCGCGAGTGGACTCATCCGGCATGGTCGCCAACGTCTGTGTCACCGACGCGGTAACACCCGTCGCCGGGTCGGGCTGCTTCACCAGAGTGACGGCCATGTCGCGACCGGTCTGGTGAACACCAGCGACCATCGCTCCATTGGTGAGACCACCGAAGCTGTTGACCGGGCTCAGCGAACAGTCCGGGCCGAAGATGATCCAGTCCTGTCCGGTGACGTTGGTGGTGAACCGGATCTCGTATTGCGTCAAGCCGGTGAGTGCGACGCTTGAGGAGAAGACGCCTTCGACGTAGCGCACGCCCTCGGACGACGCCGGCAGTGCTCGAACCGTGTCGGCGCTGATGACGAAGCTCCCGCCGACCTGAGCCCCACCAGAGACCGCATGGACGGCAACCGTGAGGTTGCCGTCTCTACTAGCCGGCGGGATGATCGGGAACCTGGCGCCGATGTAGGTCTGCGTCGAGGCAGGCGTGAGGCGCTGGCCCGTGGTACCAGTGCCCGACCGGAAGAGGACAAGGTCGGAGAGATCGAGGCGGTAGGGATAGCTGTCAACGCTGTCGATCGAGAGGCTGCCGACCTGGCTCACAAGAGCGATGGCGTAGGCGGCGCGTGAGTCGCCCACGAAAGCCTCCTGAGGCCGCCCGTACTGGTCATAGGCGATGGTCTGGCTAGCAAGGCCCGTAGCAGCCGGCGGGAACTCTCCTGAGGTCGAGAGAGGGAAGACGATGCCAGGTGGATGACCACCAGGGCCCAGCTCTTGGTATGCGCCGTTCCAGCGAACATCGGCGGAGACCACTGGGCCGTATTCGCTTGGGCTGACTGTCTGACGCCAGTAGAAGAGGTAGTTCTTAGCACTAGCCTTGTTCCAGTTGGCAGTTCCCGCCGGCAGCTTCCGCAAGGCGTCAGTGGTGACGTTCACCAAACCCGCTTCGCCGATGTCCTCAGGGCGGCGCCAGACGCCCACGGCAGCGCGGTTCTCGGTCTCGGAGTAGGCGACATTGAGGCTGAGCGCCACCACGGTTGGATAGTGCGCCGTCGTGGCCGCTGTGCCCGAGCGGACACGGATGCCCCAGTCGGCTTGCGTGTCAAAGTTGGCGATGTCGGCCGGCGTCCAAGGCAAGCTCGTAGCGGGGTTGATCTCACCCCACCAGAAGTCGTAGATGTTGCCGAAGCCATGGACGTCGCGCGTTGCACCCGCGGCCGGGTCGTAGAGGTTGCCGTCGATCAGGAGCTTGACGGACAGCTTGCGGTAGCCGGTATTGGCTTGGAGGATTGCGCCGACGCCGACCCAGAAGATGCGCCCACTGGCTGCTGCTCCACCGTTGAACAGAGCGGCGTTGACGCCACAGGCGTAGGCGGTACCCGGCGAGAAGGTGCGGATGTGGGTGACGTCTGCTGGATTCGGCCACTTCGTGGTGGCCTCATCGATCGAGTTGAAGAGGTTCGACCCACTCGCTGCCTCGGTCTCCCAGCCATCGTTGACGTTGTCGCTGTTCGGAAGGAGTCGAGCCAGCTTCGGGAGGCCAACGAACTCGTTGCCCTCCTCGATGACGTCAATGAGGGTGGGGATGCTCGCATGCGACAGGGGGTCGACAGCAGCCGAGAGCTTCAACGCACTGATGGTTTCGGCCGCAGTCGACGGAATGCGCATCATCCGAGCTGGCGATCCCGCCCACACCCGGTTCTTCTGATCATGCGTCAGGAACAGCTCGTTGCCGAGCAGGTTTGAGAACCCCGGGTTGAAGTCCACTATGAGATCCTTGCGTCCGTCAGCACGCGCCGTTCCTCCAAGACACTTAGGAAGGCCTTGCCTGCGGCACGGGCCTTCCTGCGGGCGTCATCGATAGAGCCAGCTCCATCGATGTTGATGTTGAAGTTCTCGATATGGACGGTCGTTCCCCCGCGCCCGCCACGGCCCTCCATGACGTCCCTCGTCGCATCGGCGGCATCCGCCGGCAGGACCATCTCCTTGCGATGCAACATCGCCGGGAAGTTGTCTGAAGGGACTTGGTAGAGCCCAGTGGCGAAGCTCGGAAGCAGACCGCCCATGCCGTACCAGTTGTGGGACCTCTTGAAGTTCCAGGCGGCGTTGGGGTTCCCATATCGGCTAGCGATATAGGCGAGCATGGCGAGGATCTGCGTCTGCGGATCGCTCGTCTTGCTGTAGCCGACACCGGCCCAGGTCGAGTTCAAGAACTGACCGATGCCGTAAGCCGTCGAGGTCGGGTTCTGGGCGTTGTTGTTCCAGCCCGACTCCGACATCACCAGGGCGTCGAGGGCGTTCCACATGAACGCCCAGCCGCGGGCAGCATTGAGCTTCATGCCGAGGCGCCTGTTGGCCGCTGGGTTGCCACCAAGGCCAGCGCCCGTGCGCCCGACAGCGCCGCCGGGGCCAGCGCCGGCTGCTACCTCGGGGAAGCCACCATCAGCTCCCGTGATGACCTGCCACAACAGCTCTCGGAAGCCCTGGGCGATACCGCGAAGTCGCATTGCCTCGGGGACGGCGTTGAGCGCACCCTTAGCGGCTTCGTTGAAAGGCGAAAAGGCTGCCTTCAGTGCCCCACGAGAGAGGTCTTCGACAAACCCACCGGCCGCATCGATCGCACCCCTGATGCCATCTCCGACACTGTCGATGATCCCGCCGAACTGATAGCCAATACCGAGATCGCTAGCGAGCCCGGAGAACAGCGAGTTCGCCCGCCCTCGGAATCGAGGGTCGGTCGGGATGACGTATTCGGGATAACGCGGGTCGCCCTCGCCCACGATCGCCCGTGCTCCGTCCGTCTTGAACGGGCCACGCTTGGCGAGGTCGTAGGTGCCCATGGCGTGGTGGACCAGCGCTCCACCTTCGCCGGGGTTCTGCGCAGCGTTACTGCCACCACCGCCGATGAGGGGAATCGACGGGATCTTGGGGATAGCGACACCCGGGATCTTGTTGATCAGATCGATCACGGTGTTCATGCCGCTAATCAGGGAGTTGATGATGCGAATGATCGCGTTTACCGGCGTCTTCACGGCGCCGACGATCCCTCGCCAGATGGCGGCGGTATTTTCCTTGATGCTGGCCCAGACGATGCTGATCCAATCAGCAAAGTCCGAGATCTTCGGCATGATGTGATCGGCCCAGTAGTTCGCTACCGGCTTGAGCACGTTGTCGCGAATCCAGTGCCACGATGACGAGAAGGCGACCTTCAGCGCATTCCAGATAACAACAGCGCCTCGCCAGAACGTTCGCAGCTTGGGCAGGATCAAGCCTTCCCAAACAACCGCAAAGGGCTTGATCACCCGATCACGAATCGCGTGCCAGCTAGCGAAAATAACCGCCTTGATCGCATTCCAAAGAAATGTGACTACCGCTCGCGCTATGCCGAACTGAATGCGCATGTATTGAACCGTCGCCTTGAGCCTCAAGACGATAAAGCGATAGATCAGATCCCAAACGAACTTGATTCGAGGCCAGATGATCTCATTCCACGTGAAGGTCGTTATCGTGACAATGGCCTTCCAGACTGACGAGATCACGCGCCAGATCTTCGGCCAGTTGGTGTCAAAGAACTTGATGAGCTGACGGACGATCGCGATGATGATGCCGGTCGAGATGATGAACGGAGCCAGCACGATTCCGAGTGCAACGCTGAAGATGACTTGAAGCACTCGCAGGAAAACTCGCAGCGGTCCTTCGACCGCGTGCCACACGCCCTTCCAGAATCGGGGGAACGTTTGGGTGAAGAAGCGGACGATCGGCATGACGAAGCCGCTATAGATGTCGTCCCAGAGGCGGACGAAGAAACGCCCCACAGCTTGAAGAGCATCAACGATCTCGGCTCGGAAGATGTAGATCGCTGCGACTACGGCGATTACAGCAACGACGATGAGGAGCAACACGCCGACCGAGACTCCGAGGGCGGTGGCGAGGGCTTCAAGCACTGGAATGATGGCTGTGACGATGAAATAGCGGACGGCGAAGAGGGCGAATCGCAGTTCGCCAAACACCATCGCCGCGAACTTGACGATTGCCACTAGCGGTGCGATGACCGTCGTGAAGATCTTGACCGCCTTTGAGCCCGCAATCATCACTAGAAGGAAGCCAGTGAGCGCAGACAGGAACTTGATCACCACCGGGTTGTCGAGTGCCTTCGCCATCTCGTCAAACGCGGGGCGAAGCTCGTCGCGAACAAGGCTCGACACCTCAACGAGGGCCGGCATGAACTTGGTCTCGAACCACGGGAAGAAGACGTCGACAAGCCAGATGGCAATCGGCTCGCCAAAGTCGATCATCAGAACGTTCAGGCGGTTCTTGATCAGGTCGATCTTCGACCGCAGCGACTCCATCTGGTTGTCGGCGACGCTTTGCGTCGCCCCACCCGCGTTACGCAGAGCCATCTCGTAGCCCTTGATGGCGCCGCTGCCGCCCATCAACTGCCGGATGACGTCACCCACGGACCGAGTGAGGCCGAGCTGTTCGAGCGTGACTGCACGCTCCTTGTCGCTCATGGGGCCGAGCGCTCCCTCGAACTCACCGACCACGTCGGCGAGGTTCTTGAGGTTGCCGGAGGCGTCGAAGACCTCAATTCCGAACTTGCGGAAGGCGCCCTTGAAGGTGGGGTTACCCGCAGCACGCGAGACGTCACGAATGAAGATGGCCAGGGACTCGCCAGCTCGGGAACCACGGATGCCCTGCTCGGCCAAGTAGGCCAGAGAAGCAGCGCCTTCCTCGATGTCCTTGCCGACCGTCTTGAGGGCACCACCAGCCTTGTGGGTGAGTGCGTCGGCGAACTCCTCGACCGTGCCAGTTGCGAGGTTGTTGGTCTCAGTGAGCACGTCCGCCACGCGCTGCATCTGCTGCATGTTCTTGATTGGGTCATCGAACGAGATGCCCAAGGCGGATTGCGAGTTGACCAGGTAGTCGGTCGCCTGGGCCATGTCCATGAGGCCGGCCTGAGCGAACTGAGCGACGACAGGCAGTGCGGAGATCGATTGCTCGGCATCGAGGCCGGCGCTGAACAGGCCGTAGTACGCCTCAGCGGCCTCGGTTGCCGAGAAGGTGGTGACCCGGGCGACGGACTTGGCCGCCTCTTCCAGGCGCTTGCGCACGGGGCCCGAGATGTTGTCGAGGATGGCCGTCGACTTCACCATGGCGTCATCGAAATCGATGAACGCCTTGACGCTCTTGGCGGTGAAGGCGGCGAAGCCCACAGCTCCGATAGCGCCCAACGTGAAGAGCGCACGACCAGCCTTGCCGAATCGGGTTTCTACACGCTTGGCGGCTCCTTCCAGGCTCGCGAAGCCGCGGATAGCCGCTGTTGCGTTGCTCGTAATGATCAGGTCGAGTCGTCTAACAGCCATATGTCAGCCTCACGAGAAAGGGCCGCCCCCACTGGGGGGCGGCCCTGGCGGGGTCACCGTTTGCGCCGAGGATTCGGGCGCTTCTGACTTGCCTTCTTGGCGTCCGATTGCTCCTTCTGCTTCTTGTCTTTGTAGTGACGCATGTACGCATCGATCTCGGCGTCGGTGAGAACTTCATCGCCCCCGAAGTGCCAAGGCATCAGCCCGTACTCCTCTGAGAAGTAGGGCAGTTGCTTGGTCAGGTTGCGGCGACTAAAGGGTCGTCATCGACCTCGACCTCGTTGCCCTCTTGGTCTTCGATGCGGAAGTCGAGCTTGTTCACCAACTTGTCCGTCGGGAACTTCGCGAGCACCTGCTGGAAGTTGAGGTTGGGCTCACCGCTCTTGCGGCGAGCCAACCAGAGGATGAACACCGGAGTGTCCGTGTCCTGGCGGCTGATCACCTCTTGAAGTGAGAGGCCGGTCTGCTGGCGGCAGGCGAGACGGTCGGCAGGACCAAGCTGATCGGAGTGGAGCTTGTACGTCTTGTCGCCCTCCTGGACAACCATGACGTAGACGGGAGCCTCTTCCTCGTCGGCCTTGCCCTTCTCGCGAGCGGCGAGACTGGTTGCTGGCTTGGCTGGCATGGTGGTGTTGACCTTTCCTTTGTCGGGTTCAAGAAAACCCAGCGGACTGCTCGATGATCTGGCTATAACCTTCCGTGAACTCCTCATTGTTTTCATCGGTTTGTTCACGGATAACCGGATAGAGCATGTAGCCGGCCGTATCGCCCTTGCCTCGCCATGGAGGGAATTGGCGGGTGGTGGGCCGACGCCCACCACCGAACTCCGCTCCCAGGATGTAAGGGTGTTCGTCTATGAACAGACGAATGATGGGGCGCTGGTTGATCGCCTTGATGCCAGGAGCCGCTTTGGCATGAACACTGCCAAGGCTTTCGCCTTTGTCCCTGGCTAGCCCGGCGATACGGCCGGCTTGCGCCTGATCCTCTTCGGCTAGGGATTGCGGCAATCGCTGCTGCAACCTGCCGATATCGGTGAGCATCGAGGCCAGTGGAATGCTGTTGATGCCTCCGAAGCTGCCAGGCTTTGCCATTGCCTAGAACGCGACGTCGTCGCTCTGGTACTCGATCTTCACCGCCGGGTTCGTGCCGTCGTGCAGGCACATGAACTCGATGGGCTGGTTGGGCAGGTCATCGAGCGACACCTCGGGGGTGTTGCCGGTGAACTGCACGTTCATCGTGATGCGCAAGAAGTAGGTCCGACCTGCCGCGATCGCGTTGGCGTTGGGATGACGCCATTCGGCGACGACAGGGATGATCGAGGACGCTCGCACAGCGTCGTAGAGGACGCCATCGACGTAGTCGAACTCCATCGAGCCCGTGATCTCGGGAACGCCCGACCGGATCGGCTTCTTCTTGAGCGTGCTCCTGCGCATGTAGTAGCGCTCACGGTTGACCTCATGAGGAATCGTGAGGCTGAAGCTGCGCGTGTCGCCCAGAGCGCCCCCGCTGACCGAAACCTGAAGCTCGGGCCATCCGTAGACGAACTGGCTGTTGGGGTACACCGGGACCGGAAGGGCTTGGCCGCCATCAGCGACCAGAAGCTCTTGCTGATAGTCCATGCCAAAGGTCGCCTTGAGCTGACCCGAGTCGCCGTCACCGACCTCCTGCTCAAAGCTCACCTCATGGGTGACTCCGCCAGCGTAGGTCCAAGGGACCGGTGCGTCTGCGGGGTTGACAGGTGGGCGGCCGATGACCGCTGTGATCGACTCGTCAGGCGCCTTGGCGTCTGTGCTGAAGGTCTGCAACCACGCAGCGGTCGTGCCCTGCTGCGCGATGGCAGCAAGTCCGATCGAGTTGCGCAGCATCATGCCGAAACCGCGCTCGTGCGGATGCAGCGTGATCGAGCCCTCAGCTCCCTTGAAGATCATGCGCCGACGATCGGTGCGGACGGTCTGAAGGCCCGCCCGCATGCCGACGGATTGCAGTGGTTCGCGCTGAGCGCTTGCGATGTCCTCAAGCGCTTCGATCGAACGGGTCGGAACGACGGGAGTGCCATAGACGGTCTCACGCCCGATGTGCACTTGTGCGTCGAGAACGCCACCGGACATCAGCTATCACCTTCCTTCAGGGACCGGGGCGAGCGAGGCTGCGCCCAGTTGACGGAGTCGCGGTCGAGGATTTCAGCCGTCTCTTCGGAGACGTCGACCGACTGGCCTCGTGAAAGGACCATCTCGACGTCATCGAGCCGAGTGACGATCTCGGTACATGAACCGACGTAGATGCGACGGGGCATCAGACCAACTCCCTCTCATCTTGCGAGGGGGAATAGGTGATCTCGGAGATCTTCTCTCCCGAGAACCCTGGGCGCTTCGGCGGATCGATACGCACGATCTCGCGCTTGTAGAGCGCACCAGGCTTCGGGCCTTCGTCCTCGCCCTCGACGGCCCAAACCTTCTGACGGAACTCGCTGACTGCTCGTCCCTTGACGAAGTCACGGACTTCTTCGCCGGTCTTCGTCTTGAGGAAGACGACAACGACCGGCTTCGGATTGCCATCAGGGAACGTCTTGGTCTCGCCCGTTGCGAGATCAACGTCGTCGCGGTACTCGACCTTGACGATCGTGCCCTCGGCCGAGTCACCGACCTTGCTCATCGTTGCAGCGGGTGGTCCGCCGCCCTTCTTGAAGGGATCGCTCACGATTACCTCCTACCGGTGATCCGGATTTCGATCTTGCAAGCGACCCCTCGGCCGTCTTGCATGACATAGGGGTCGTAACGCCAGCCCGCTACGCGGGCGGCGAGGACTTTGTCGCCGGGGGTGTCGATGCGCTTCTCCTCAGCGATCTCGCGAAGCACTTCACCCACTAGCGGAGTGATGTCGGCCCGAGCTTCTGCGGTGGACCCGCCTTCCTTGAAGGAGTCGCACACGACGTAGAAGCTGTAGCTCTCGTTCATCTTGATTGGGCCAGCTCGCATGCCAGCGACTTGCTCGTCGCTTCTGGCGTCATCGACCCAGATGGTCCGGTGAAAGGCCAATTCGCCGGGCCAGGAGTCCTCAACTTGGATCTCGTTCTGGACGATGTAGGGCCGCTCGCGCATGGCGGAGACGAAACCGATGATCGCGTCGTCAAGAGACCAGTAGGAGTCCATCTCAGGTCCCCGCCACGGGCACGGAGACCCGTCGAGCCCACTTGAGGACAACGGCATCGACATCAGGAATGCCGAAGGGCTGCTTGAGCCCAGCGACAGCCAGCCGGAGTGTTCCGGCCTCGGTCCCGATGGTGACTGCCTGAGGCGGCAGTCCTTGCCGCCGTTCCATGAGCAGGTTGGCTCGAACCGCATGGATCGCCTTGCGCTTCAAGTCAGCGGGCGGACTCTCGTCGTAGCCAGCCTCGAACTTGAAGACAACGTTGCGGTGACCGGTAGCCCAATCACCGCTGCTGTCGCGCCAGACGTAACGACCGTCCAACTCGACCTCCGAGGTGACATCGATCGAATCCTCGGACACTGAGATCAGGTTGATGACGAAGTTCTCACTCAACCGGATGAATTGGCCTCGGCCGCTGGTGCGTTGCTCGACATAGCGGGCCACGAAGTACGTATCGCAGTTCGCCTCGATCTGATCCTCGACCGCGGCGCGCTGGCTCTCGATCTCTTCGTCACTGAAGGTCGCGTCGAGCCGACCAACAGCTCGTGCTTCGGTAAGACCGAAGTAGTAGGCACCAGCAACCTCGACCCACTCCTTGCGGGAGTAGGTGGAACCGTTGACCGTGCCGGTGAAGACGAGCCGCAGCTCGTCAACCGCTTCGACCATCGAGTCAGCCAGCATGTAGGAATAGATCCCGCCGCCGACGCTCGTGGCCACGAAGGGCCCCACCGTCGTCTCGTCTCGGGCGCTGGTGACCGAAACGGTGACGTTGCCGGTCGCTACGTCGGGGAAATCGACGGAGATGGCCTTGGGATCGCCGACAGCGACTCGAATGGCCATGATCAACGGCCCTTGTGAGGCCTGGTGGGGTAGGTCTGCAACGCGGGAGTGGGCTTGCCGGCTTCCATCTTCACGGGGGCCGGCTTCTCGTCCTTGACGGGCTCGGCCGGCTCCGGCTCGGGCTCGGGAATGAGTCCGCACTCCTTGGCCAGCTCGACCGAGATGAACTGGCCCGGGATGGCCACGAGGACCCGCGTGTGCGGGTCCACTTGCCTGTGGACTCGCCCATGCTTCTCGGTAACAAGGAATCTGTTTTCCATCAGACCTCTCCTCAATCGCCGTGCAAGTGCTGGGGGTGGACGTCCCAAGTGACATCAGCGGGACCGTGGAAGTCCCAGTGCCATTGGGAGAAGGTCGAGTCGTTGAAAGCGACAGCGACATGCGAAAGTTGGTGCAAACGGAAGGCATGCCACTCCTGCAAGAGGCATTGCGGCAGATAGATGCAGCCAAAGCCGAAGAAGTCGGTCTTCGGGGCGCCTTCCTCGATGGGGATGAACCCCATACGACGGTGGATTTGAAGGCAACCACCGCCGCCGTAGTTCTTGCTGTACGGAGCAACAAGGATCTTGTCGGGAGTCGCCTCAGCCATCTCGGCGAAGCGGGCCCTCTGGTCTATCGAGAGGGCGACATCCCATTCGAGCATGCAGAACCCAGGGTCATCGGCAGGCAGGCCGCCCTCGACCTTGCCGTAATCGCACTGCGTCATCGTCAGCTTCGGCAAGCTGTCTTGCACATAGGCGCGATGCGCTGGCACCTGAGCGGGCCACGAGCGATACCACTTGAGGTTGGAGTGAATTGCGTACACGTCCTGCCACCAGTCCATGAGAGGCGAGAGAGGGAAGGGGCCGGCGGGGCTGCCCGCCGGCCCCAATCCACTCAGGACAGAGCGACGCCGACGATCTCGGCGAATGCCCGCGCCTGGACAACCGAGAACGCAGCGCGCATCTCGGCCAGGATGGTGATGATGCCCTTCCTGAAATCATCACCGTCCGAGTCGGTCGCAGCGACCTGGATGCCGCTGCGGACCCACAGGGTTGCTCCCATCTTCCAGTTGCCGACGATGGCCGACGACGTGGGGACGGCAGTGGTGATGACGCACGGCTTGCCCCAGATGTTGGGGGGAGTCGTGAGCTGTGGTCCCTGAAGGTTCAGGTAGTGACCATCCGTGCCCTTGCTCAAAACAAAGTTCTGATACGTGGTGGGGTGGATGGCGAACGCATCGGGCTCGTCCTCCAGCGTCAAACGCACAGCGGTCATACCGCGGTGGAATGCGTCGGGAACGCTCAGGCCGGCAGTGTTGACTTCCTGCACACCGACGTTGTTGAGAATGCCGGTGATGTTGTCACCGGTACCCGAACCGGTGACCATCTGGGTGTCGAGCCGCTTGCCGACACCGTAGATGAGCCGGTTGTCGAGAAGGGTACGAAGCTGCCCGGCGTCAGCCAGGTTTCCCTTCGTAGCCTTGACGTAATGCGGAATGCGCTTGACGCTGACTTCGCGCCGGTCGTACTCGTAGTCCGCCGCCGGGGCGAGCGAGCCGTAAGGCGTCTCCACGGCGCCTTCAGTTCGCACGGTCTCCTCGACGTACTCGACCATGTCCGTGTCGGTGGTGCCGACGGTGACGAGGTCGCGGATGCGGAGCTGCCGAACGGGGATCGGCACGGGCGGGAAGAGCCGCTGGTCATCGGGGACCAGCGGGTCCACGTCGAACGCCATGTGCTGGGACGGGAACAGGTAGCTGAAGAGCTGTTCCCGCGAAGCCACCGCGACCGGGTCGATGTTGACCCGAGCGCCGTTCATGTCGAGCGCACGGCTCTTCTTGAACTGGCGGTAGTTCTCCGAAGCGAGGAACTTGTCCGCCAGGCCCACGACGCGCTTCATGTCGGGGTGATCGAGATCACCCTTGGAGCGGTGGTCAGCCTCGTGGCCGGCACTGACGACAAGCCGCTGGAGCCGACGCTCCAGCTCGACCGCCTGCTCGGCGCACTCATCAGCGTCCTTGTAGCCGCGGTCGATCCTGTCGAACGCGTCCTTGTCCTCCGAGCTGAGACCGGTGACGGGGTTGAGACCGGCACCCTTGATCTCTTCGGCGAATGCGTTCGCGGTCTCCCGCTTGATGGCCTCGGTCTTGCGCAGCTCGCGGATGCGATCGTTGAGCTGGGAGATGTCCTGCTCCCGCTCGGTCTGCGCCCGGCTGGGCAGAGTGGCAGTATCGGTCATATCCGTTTACCTTTCGAGTTAGCGGATAAACAAAAGACCCCCGGCAAAAGCCGGGGGTCCTAGGCGGGTAGCGGATATGCCGCTACGTATTTCTCACCAAGGTCAGCAACTAGCCGACTCGGCAAGGACTCGGGCGGTCACTCGGTGTTCGACCGCGTCGTAGGTGTGCTTGGTGAGGTTGAGGCAACGGATCACTCGCTCCATTGACTCAATGTCCTCGCGGCTTGAGGCCTTGGCGTCGGGGTTTTCGAGCCCCACGCCGGCCTGCTCCACGAAGTTCTCCCACTTGGAGGCGACACGAGCGACTGCTCGCTGGTAGGCCCGATCGAGCCGATCCGCCTCGCTGGTCGGAGAGGGGGAGTCGGGAACCGACTCAGCCTGAGGTGCCGCTTCCTCGGGCTCAGCCTCGCTGCCACCTCCAACAGCGGGTTCGACCGACCCCCCCGACTCTGCGCCGAGTAGCGAGAAGTCGCCATCAGCGGTGATCGTGATCTCGTTGACCGGCAGAGTCACCGTGGTGGTCTTGTCGTTGGTCTCGAAGTCACCATCTTCGAGACTCGCCACCAGCACGTCATGGGCCGTCTCGATCCCAGTGATGCGCTCACCCAGCAGGTCGAGGGTCGCGGTGGACGCCTGCATGAACGCGGCGGCCGCTGCCATCGTCTCCTGGAACTCCGGCGGCAGCTCCCGGGCCACCTTCAGCGTCTCGGTGTCGGGGTTCGCTCCCCGCAGAACCGAGGAAGCCTCCATCAGGTCGGCCTCGTTAACGATGACGACATCGAAGCCGTCGTCGTCCTCCTCGACCTCGTACTTGGTGATGCGGTAGCCGATGCTCCACTCGCGCAGAGCGCCCGCCTTGATCGCCCGGAAGGTCGACCGGCCCGACTCCGTGTCGAGGAAGAGGTCGGAACTGACCTTGAGGCCGGGCTTGGGGCTCGCTACGGCGCTGGCAAGGCCAGTTCCGATGGGCGGCTGCTCCGACCAGGACCAGTTGTGCTGAAAGAAGATGGGGATGGTCGCGCTCTCGGCGAGCGACGCCTTGAAGGCGTTCGCCGTGATGCGGTGCTTGGTCATCCAGCCCATCCGGTAGTCGACATCGAAGGCAGAGACGATCGCCTCGACATGGCCGGTATCGCCATCGTCGGACTCTTCGGCCTTCAGGATCTCCACGCCAAAGGAGGCGCAAAAGATGTCGCCGACCTGCACAGCGGGCTTGTCCCCTTCGGACTGATCCGAAGGGTGCTCGTCAGTCTTCAGGGGCATTTTCATCGTCCTTGTTGTCTGGGGCCGGAGCCTCGGGCTCCGGCCTGTTGTCCACCTCGATGTCGTGTTCCTGCCGCTCTACCTCCAACTCGAACCGGCGACGGTTCAACTCATCCCTGAGCACGTAGTCAGGCATGTTGTTGAGGGCGCTCTCGTTGAGAGGTCGCTGAATCGTCCGGCTGTAGCCCCTCGGGTCGGACTCTTCGGGCAGCGCAGGCTGCCGCTCGATGCCGCGCAGCTCTTCAGGGGTGTATGCCAGCAGCAGGTTGCGGAACACAGCAGCCCGCTTCCACAGGTCTGGGCGAAGCTGCTCGTCGGTATCGAAGAATGCGATGATGTTCTTCGAGCGAGCTGCGTTCTCGCGATCGATGACCTGTGCCTCGAAGTCCCCAGCAAGGAACTCCGCATGCGGACCAAGTAGGTCTCGCACGTACTGGTCGCGCATCTCTCGGGCGTTGGCCATGATGGCCCGCTCGATAACGCCCATGACGGGCGGTGGGACACCGTACACAACAAAGATCTCATCTCTTGAGAACTTGATGAGGTTGACGATGCCGTCGAACTGGGGCTCACGGTGGAAGGCTTGCCACTCACCGGAGCTGATCAACACCTTGCCCGCGCTCTGAGGCCCTTGGTAGAGCTTCAGGATCTCTTGGCGAATTGCCTCGATGGCCTTGGCGCCCGTCTGGGGTTCGACCTTGAGGTGACCGGAGACCCGGGCACCGTTGTTGAAGAAGCCCACCATGTGCCGTGACACCGCGTCATAGAGAGCAACGGTGGTGTGAAGGGCACGAACGGGGGAGGGGTTCAGCGGGCGGCGCCCTCCCTCCCACAAGCCGAAGTGGCAGACCTTGTCTGCGGTCAGAACCTTGTCCGGTACGACGCCCTCGCCCCGATTCAGGTTGTTCAGGTTGAAGACGGTGAAGTTGTATTGCGGCTTGTGGATGTTGTAGATGAGTTCGTCCTCATCTACGTCAACTGTCTCCATCGGATGGAGCTTGAAGCCGATGATGTTGCGGGCATCGTCCCTGACGATCTCCCAGAGGGCATTGCCATGGATGAGCTTGTTGAGGACGGTGCCGTACCAAAGGGCTCGCCGGCTCGGGGCAGCGCCCTTGATCGTCCCGGCGTTGTCGGGATAGCGAAGGGCATAGGCGATCTTTCCGGCGATGCCCTTGGCGCGGTTGGGGTGGATGATGTTCTGGTTGGTGCCGGGCTCGGTGCGGTCTTCGAGATCGGTCTCGTAGAGCTTGAGCGGAAGCCTCGCCAGGCCACGGGCGATGGTGTGAACAGTGCCAAAGCCCCATGGGTTGGTCATAAGGACGTCGTAGTACGACGCCCATCGAGCCGTACCGCCAGGGCCGTCCGTGAGCCGTACATAGCCTCGGGGCGGCATGCCGTCACTGATGAGATCCCACCCGGCGAGGTTGAGCATGTCTGGATGGAGCAGCCCGGCTTCCACCAGGCTCTCCGGCGTCGGCATCTTCGGCGCCTCGTCTGTAGCAACCCATCGGCCGCCGGGTGCGAGGTACCTCATGGCTGACGCGCTCTCGCGATCTGAACGAAGCGGATGTTCTGCCGAGGCACGAAGACGTCGCCGGCCAGCGGCATGTCACTGCTGTCCTTGATCACGGCGTTGTTGAGCACAACGCCTTCGTCGGCAACGACAGCGAGCACGCCCTCGATCACCTGGTCGTCCACCGTGTAGACGACTGCTCGGTTGCGAACCTTGTCCTTCAGCCATCTACGCATTGGTCGGTTCCTCGGTCGTGGGCGGGGGCGGGGGCGGGGTGATGTAGGGCACGTTGTACGCGGGAGGCGTGTTGAGCTTGCTGCTGCACCGATCGCGCCCGGCTCCGCTTCGTCTCTGGGCTCGGTTGGGGCCGAAGTGCGTGGCGACATAGCGGTACGGGTTGAAGCGGTAGTGATGCTCCGTTGTGCTCATGGGCTTGCTCACTGGATGTCTCCCTCTTCGGTCATACGGCTATCGCTATGGTCCCTTGACTCATGTCGGCCATCAGCTCGTAGGTCGCCATGGAGCCAGCACGGATTAGATCGATGTGTCCGGCGGACTTGCTCTTTGCGAGGTAACGCCCGCCTTCTGCCCAGCGCCATGCAGCATTGACCGCATGCATGTTGAGCACGCCGTCTCCGAGGTGCGCGATCTTGTGATCGCGCACTAGCTCATAGAGAAGGCCGTCGGCGACCACCAGGCGCTCGACCGACTGCTTGAACTCAACCGTCCGATACCCGTGATCCTCGAACATCAGCGCGATGATCTCGAAGTAGTGGGGGTCGTAGCTGATGGCCTTTATGTTCCATCGCTCGGCGATGACTCCGAGGATGTAGTTGAAGACCGCCATGTGGTCAATGCGACCATCAATAGGAGGGTAGTGACGATGCCACCAACCAACGCGTCCATCGGGTAGGAACCCGGCCACAACAATGCCACTTGAGTCATGAGCCAGCGCCATGTCAACGCCAACGACAACATCACTCCCATCCGGAGGAGCAGCGTTGTCGTCTTGACATTCTTCCCACACGCCAGGCATCTCATTGAGCCAGCTCTCCACTGTGAGGTTGACGAATAGATTGAAGTAATACCTCAGCGCTTCCGGCCATGGCATCTTGCCTGAAAGGATCTCTTGTGCCCGAGTTTCGACCTGCCACGTCTGATCCGCTGCTCGCATGCCGCGAAGAGCCTCATAAATGCGCTTAGCGTCGTTGCGCGCGTAGATGATGTCGTCGGGCGGTTGGACCCAGTCGAGGAGGAAGCGGCTTTCAGGATCGCCCTTGGCCATAAGGCCACGGGCGTACATCCTCCACAGAAGGGAGTCGTCATCCTTGGGAGGCATAGAGCCACGGCCGAGGCCGGCCGTGGACATGCCAACACCACGGCCAGGGTTGCCACCTCGCTTGCCTAGTGACTTCGAGCGCACGGTCCAGACACGTGCGATCTTCCCGTGCCACTCGTGAAGCTCGTCACCGAGCAGCAGAGACTCCTTGCCACCTTCAGAGGTTGAGTCCTTGGCTGCCACGCGCTGGATACGTCCAGGGGCGCCATCTCGGAACTCGATGTTGTTGGCAAAGACATGAAAGAGGTCGCGGCCGAGGCGATGACCGGTCCTGGCGCCTTCCTCCCCACCACACATGGCTTGTGCCTGGCGGAACAGCTCGCCAGCCTGCTCGCGAGAAGCCGCTGCCATTGTGACGATGGGGGTCTTGCGCTTGAACTCAAGAGGAAGGCGGTCCCAGCCGTAGTCCCCAGTGCGAGCAGCCGCCATCTCGAACACGGCAACCGCGGCAAAGAACTCGGTCTTGGAGGCGCCGGACTCGGCGCCTACTAACGCTTCCTGGAACCACCACTGACGGAGGACGTCATCGAAGACGTACCAGTCCCAGAGGAAGTCCTTGTGCCAGTTGAGGAGGCGATAGGGCTCGCCGAAGACGTCGCCCTCGCCGTGGATGAGGCGTTGCTCCATCCAGCGCACGGGGATCTTGCCCAGGCTCCGCCGAGTGTCACTAAGAATTACACTGCTGCTCACGGCATCCGGCGATCTACCAGCCGGATGGCGGGAACGTGCTTACGGTTGTGAGTACCACACCAAACGCACTCGTCACCGAAGCCAGTGATGTCGACCATGTAGTGAGGGCGGCTGAGGGTGTCGAGGCACTTCTTGCAGAGCGCCACATAGCGAAACCGCTTCTGTCGGAAGTGCTCGGCGAACTCGCCCGACACCTTCACCGGGCGTACCACTCATCAAGCGCCTTGAGCAGCGTCTTGCACTCATCGCAGATGGCGTCAGAGGTGACAGCGATGGTGAAGACCGGTGCCTCGTACCAATGGGTGAAACCCGCACCTCTGGTGTCGCGAGATGTGATCCGGGACTCCCGAAGCACGCTCACACCTTCACACGAGCATTCGCGGCCAGTCGTTATCCTCATCAGCCGTCCTCGGTGAAGTCGAGCGCGGCATCGCCGGCCTTGGGATTGGAGGGAAGGTCGAGACTGATGCCCAGCTCCGCTCGGGCCTTTGGGGTCACGCCGAATTGCTTCTCAAGCGGGAGGATCTGCCGCATAGCGGCATTGGCGATGTTCCAGCCGGGATGAGCTACGAGCTTGCCGCGCTCGCCTGCCATGTACGGCTCGGCCATGAAGTCGGCGATCGAGCGGCGATAGACCTCATAGAGCTGGAACAGCCGCACGAGGGGAAGTACGTCAGCGTCGCTCACGCGGCGAGAGAGGGGCGCCAGGCACCAGAAGGAATGCCAGGCAGCCTCGATGCTCTCATCGAGCCCTGCGGGGCACTGAGGCGGCTCTACGAGCCCGTCAGTGCCTTCATCGGCAGGGACATCCTTGGTCTCGCGGTTCTGCCGGTGCTCGGACGGCTTGCGAGGTGTCATCCCCTGTGACCACACCAGGCAGCGAAGATCCAGAGCCCCATCAAAAAGCCCCAACCCGTGAGACCCGCGGAGTCCTCGGTCCAACGAAGGATGATCCACTCAAGGGCATACATCAGTGCGGTTCCTCCATCGGTTCCCAGGCAACATCGCCGTTGTCGCTGACCTTGTACTCGCGCCAGGTGACGTCGGCTTCATAGACTCTGAAAGTGCAGCGCTTGCGGTTAGCACTAATGAAGAGACACACGTGTTGCCACAGCATGTAGAGACGACGCGGATTGACGTTGCGCCATCCGTAGGTTCCATCGAGCGGCGTGCGATCAACGAGATAGACCTTGGTGGGGAGGGGCCTGCTCATACGGGCTCGTAGCTCTGAGAGAAGATGTGCGGCTTGACGGGAAAGAACTCGCCTGCGATACCGCGGACGATCCAGTCGCCCGGGTCCGCGTAGTGGCGGCCTTCGAGCGTGTCGATAGCGATGACGTGTTTGCCGTCCATGTACTCAGTGGCGTCAGGATCGACAGCGATCCCGCCACACCACGCGACGATCGCGCACATGCCGTCATAGTCGGCATCGTCGATCTGCACGGCTTCAACAACGTTTGGCACTCTGCGAAGTCTGGTGGGAGTCATGATTGAGGCTTTGTAGCGTTCGTCCTTTTGAGGCGTTCGTTGCACGACTTGTGAGCGGGAACGACAGTCTTGCCCCCGTCGATGAAGCGAACGGGGGCGTGGTGCCAAACGAATGGGTCATCCGCACTGGCGGGACCGTGGTAGCCATGGCAGATGCCACAGCTACCGTGTTGAGGGCAAGGCCCTAAGAGCACTGCTTGCCGGTTGCGTTCGTCCTTGACGGCTTTCTTGCACTCGGCGCAGCGGGAGAGCTTCGAGCTAATCAGCGCTCCACAGTGACCCCAGGGTGTGCCGAGGCACCTCGTTAAAGGCATCGAACTCGGGAGGTCATCAAGGGGACGCGGAAAGGCCCCCCGCCGGGGAGCGGGGGGCCTTAAGGGGAAGGTGCTAGGTGTAGGTGACGCACTCGGTTAGGTGCAGAACTCCTAGCCGAGCAAGATTGACCTTATATCAACGGATCTGGGGACACAAGGTGGAGACGTGTGACATCCGTCACTCGCGCTCGACCCTTTGCCACCATGAGTCCTCGTCGGCGAGCCAGCTTGCCGGATGCTCAGCGCAGGGCATCGGCTTGAAACACCGGGCGACGACGCTGTCACGGGTGACCAGCTCGGTGCAGTAACCCCGCTCGGCCTCGTCGGCTAGTCGGTCTAGATCCGCCTCGGTCAGAACCGCCCCTGACCGGGTTCTGTACTCGGTCACGACCGGCGAGCCAAGCGGACGGCAAGCCCACCAGCGACCGCCCCAATGGCGGGCGACATCACGATGAACAACGTCTCCCAGGCTCCCTGGCAGGCCACGAGCATCAGCCCTGGTCGCCCTCGACCACGGGGGTGGCAGAGGGGTGCCGCCAGGCGTGCCGGCTCTTGACCTCGTCAATCGCCACCTGATCGTCGCTCAGGTGCTCGATCATCGAGCAGTTCATACAGGCGACACGGGCATCAGTGCCGTCCCGAGTGATCCGGAAGCCGCCTTCGACCATGTTCAAGGTGGTGCCCTCGCGGCGGGAGCGAGGCATGGACTCCACCTCGGCCCGTCGTTGCTCCGTCACACGGGGCGCCCGCGTCCTGTCGCTAGCCATCTGCTACCTCCCGAGAGAGGGCTGCCTTGACTTCTTCGATGCTGAAGCGTCGCTGGCCGCCGGGTGTTTGCGTGAAGGGAATCATGCCCTGTCGGGCGTAGCGCTGCACGGTGGACGCAGAGAGCCCTACAGCTCGGGCCACGTCGGCGGACCTGGCCCGCCTGGTGGCGGGCCTATCTCTCAGTTCGTCGTATCGCGTAAGGACCAGGGCGAGGGTGCGGCCGACCGTGCCTGTCTTGGAGTGCTCCCTCCCTGCGGCCTTGTTGACGATGTCCATCAGCTCATCTGGGATGTCCTCGGGGGCCATTCAAGACGCGACCATCATGAGACAGCGACCAGCTCCCGACGGGGGCCAGACTGTCGCTCGGTATCGGCTCTGCTCGACCGCCTCGCTGCTGCTCGCTGTTCTCTCTTCATGTACTCTGCCTCGCCTCGTTCTTTCCTCATCTGGAATCGCTCCAGAGGGGTAGGCGGCGCTTCATCCTCCGAATACTTGTAACCGTCGGGGTACGACGATGCCTGATAGAAGCTGCGAGTATTGCCATGCTCGGTGATCATTCGACATACGACCACTCCACAAACCTGGCATCGCTCGCTGAAGTAGTCCACCCACGGGAAACACGTGTTCGGCAGGTAGTCGGTGGGCATCCAGTCCCAGTCCAGGTGACGGCCGTTGGACCTGCATGGAAACGCGTCGATCTTAACCATCAGCCGATTGATCCTCCTGTTGACCCATTAGTCTCTTCCTCTTTACTGGTTGTCGGGTTCCTGGCGCGCAGATCTCAGCGGCCTGGCTCGCTCCGGGGGCCACGCTTGCCCGGCGCCCGCGGGACCGTGGCGGGTTCGGGCAGGATGCATGCGGCGCAGTAGTCGAGCCGGTTGTAGATCGAGAGGCGGGTCTCGCACCCCTCGTTCCGGCAGATTCGACCGGCCTCGCTTCGTTGGGGGGGCGATCCGCCGGGGATTGCCCTCCCCCCTCCATCAGCTTGATCGATCATCGATCGCGAAGATTACCAGGGCATGCAAGGGCCCGCCGGGATAGCCGGCGGGCCCTCTAGCTCCTACACGCCCACGAGGGCCATCGTCAGGGCTGCCTCGCTGGTCGTGGTGGTCGACTCGGGCACGGTCGTCGTCGTGGGGGGCGGGGGCGGTGGTGGCCAGGGGCACGTAGCAGCCGCCTGGCGCATCGAGGCAGCGTAGGCCAGGACGCCGGTGGTGTTCATGTGCAGCTTGTCGCTCGGCAGGTTCAGCCACTCGGGGTGCCCGAGAGCAGCGAGGTCCCAGCGCCAGACGATCATGTTCGGCCACTGCCCGCTCTCGGCCATGCGCAGCAGCTCGTCGTTGAACCAGCGGGTGCGGGAGGAGTACGGGGTGCCCCGCAGGTCCCCGCCGGTCGTGTTGAGAGTGAACCAGACCTGCGCTCGTGCGTCGGACAGCTCGTCTGCCGCGGCGTGCATGTCGACCTCGGTCTGCTGGTGCACCTCGTTGCTGATGTCGTTGGTGCCCAGCTCCATGATCACGCAGTCGTTCTCGCCGACGAGCGGGAGCGATGCGGAGTGGTTGTTGATCTGGGTACCGCCGGCCGCTACGTAGCACACGGGGCCGTCGTGATCGGCTGCCAGCCCGGGCTTGACAGTCGTCTCGGCGAATGCCCCGAGGCTGTCGCCTCGGACCACCAGACGAGGGCCGGGCTCTGGAGGGCAGTTCAAGTCAGCAGGAAGGTCGTAGCAACCGGCGGCCATCACCACTACCACGATCGCCATTGCCATGAGAAGGAAGCGTGTCATCCTCTTGCCTCAATTGCTGCGTCGATAGCATCGGCAAGCGTGGTGATGAACAGCTTCGACCAGCGCACGTAGTCGTCTCGCGTGATCCCACGGCTGGTCTCCTGCTCGTGGTTCCGTAGCCACGCCAGGACAGCAACCGCCTCTTGTAGTTCCGGGTCTCGCAGCTTGATGACAGCGTTGCTGATCGCTTCTTCGGTCGTCTTCGGGGGGAACAGGGCTTCCAAATCAATGTCGGAGTCGATGGAACGCGCTAGCGCCCCCAACACTCCGACGGGGGGATGCGATATCACATCGTAAGCTTACCGGAGCGCAGACGCGAAAGGAGGCCGGCATCGCCCTCCTCGGCGCCGGCCTCCCCTCTGCCAGTCGGGTTCCGCAACCCGTGCCAGCGACCTCAGCCGCTGGCGGCCACCGCTTCACTGAGCTTCTTGAACGGGGTCACCTTGACCACCCTCTTGGCGGGGACGGTGATCTTCTCGGTGGTCCCGGGCTTGACGGCCTGGCGCTCGGGGCGATCCTTGACCTCGAACTTGAGAAGGCCAAGCCACTGGATGCCTTCGCCCTTGCTCAGGGTGTCGTTGATGGTGTTCTCCAACTCCTCGAACACCCTGGTGATGTCGGCATGGGTCAGGCCACTGGCGCCAGTGACGGCCTTAATGAGTTCGCTTCGGTTCACGGTGCGTCTCCTGTTCTCAGCCGGTGAAGCTTGGGTTCGCCACGACGGGAGCGGCGGGCTCGGCGGGCGCAGGGGCCGGGTCGCCACTCGGCGGCTCAGGGGCCGCGGTAGTCGTCGTCGTGGCTGGGGTCGGTCCATCGTCCTCGCATCCCACGCCATCGTTGTCGGCGTCGAGGCCGAAGTCGTCGGGGCCGTTCACGGCGACCGGGCCGGCGAGGTCATCGCAGTTGATGTCGCCCACGCCGTTGGGCACACAGGGGTCGTAGCTGGGGTGGCAGTTCCCCTGGTCGGGGCCCTGCTGGGCACTCGCGGGGCTGCCGGTCATTGAGAGGGCGGCGACCACGGCCACGAGGGCCAGCAGAAGTCCGCCTAGCTTGAGCTGCTTCATGGGCGGAGCACGCTAGCACCCGAAGAACAGGTGACGGTGCGTTCGCAGATTGTCGCCGCACTGGACCGGCGCAACGTCGAGGTCAACGATGAGCGACCACGGACAGGAATCGAGGCCAGTGGGTAGCTCGGTGTTGAGGCGAACTGTGGCTTCGTCGTCGCTGAGAGAGGTGCACACCTGGGCATAAAGAAGACTCCACCTCAAGATGGCGAACTCGTCAGAAGACATCGTCCAGGTCGGCATAGTCAGCGCATGCATCGCCGATGTCGCCCATCACCTCAGCGGACGGCAGAGCTTCCATGTCACCGAACGCCACGATGTCTTCCACGAAGTCCTTATCAGGTGACTCCTGCCCTTCGAGCACGAGGCTCGCTATCTCAAAGCGCACTTCCTCCTGATCGACCTCGCCTGCCGCTATGCGGTTGGCGAGGTCGTCCATGCCTCCACAGAAGGCTTCCTTGCCGGTATCGCTGGCTTCCAGGCCGCATGCCGCCAGCAACACGACCAGAACCACTGCCGCTAACACTCTCATGGTACAACGCCGATCTCTGACTCGTTCATGGGTGGTACGTAGTTGTCACAGTGGCCGCTGTTCAGACAGCGGTAAAACTTGCCCGGTATACGCCGGCTAGTGCCTTTCCAGCGACCACCGAACCTTTGCAATATTCCTAGCTTGCCTTCGCTTTCATGATCTGCATCTGCGCAACCGCAGTTAGCGCAATCCCCTTGACCACTACTCGTTACAGGGACCCCACGACCGAGACCCCGAAGAAAGTCACCTTTGAGTGTCACTCGCCGCTCCTATGGTCATCAATCTCATCGCCCCAGTGTTGACGCAGTCCCAGCTTTACAAACCAATCCCACACAGCCAAGGCATCTTCTCTTAGAGACATACCTGCTGCTTCTCGCAGCTCGTTGCAATGTCCCCTGTATTCGCACTCGCCCCGGATATGGAAGATGCTCCCGGTAGCAGAGCGGAGCCGGCACTCTCTGTGCAGAGGTAGGAGTTCAAACGTGCACCCATTCGGCCCTCGGCCACCAGTGATGTCGAGGAAGCCGCGATCACCCTCGACAACCTCCTCTATGCAGAACCAGCAGCGCTTGCCGACCGGCGTCTCCGTTTGGCGGGCGCCTACGAGATCGGCAGTACCCCAGTGCTCGCCGAAGTAGAGCGTGGTGATCAATCCTCTTCCTCGCCTCGTGGGTCTGATAGGCTCAGTCGCGTACGCGACCCCTTGCATGGCGGGAACCTAGCCGGGGCCGCTGTGAGTGGCCGATGCTAGCGTCCCCGGGGATGAGCGACGCCTACCGGCCGGTGTACCGGCGGATCGCCGACTCCCTGCGAACGGCGATCGAGTCGGGCGACCTCGCCCCCGGCGACAAGCTGCCCAGCGAGGCCGAGCTGATGACTCAGTGGGGCCGCTCACTTGGCACCGTACGCCAGGCCCTCGCCGTGCTGCGTAACGAGGGCCTGGTCGCTCCCAGGCATGGTCGTGGCGTCTTCGTCCTCGGCAGGGAGAACTTCGAGCACCTGTTGCCGGCGCTCACCAAGGCCATCGCCGTCGCCGAGAGGGACGACCTCAATCTGGTCCTCGACCTCATCATCGCTCGGGTGAGGCTGATCAGGCAGGCCGAGGCTAGTAAGGAGTCGGCCCAGCCGCCTCGATCTCGGCCCTCGTGAGCAGCCGGTGCCGTTTCCTCTCTGGCACGGTCCTCATCTGATGGTCGGTGAACGGCCCGATGACGACCACCTCTCCGCCGGGGTTGCAGTTCTTGGCCAGGGCGAAGGTGTGGGCTAGTTCCATTCGAGGGGCCTCGACGTAGCAGCCACCAAGGAAGCCGCGGGTGTCGGCGAAGGACAGGTACCACCAGGGCCACGTCGCACACGTCCAGTGAATCGGCAGGCCCTCGGTGCGGTACGCCCTGCCGGCGGCCGCTCTCTCCTGCTGCTCTGGGTCCTCTGGTGGCAGGAGGTCGAGCTTGACGTAGTCGCCAGCGTTGAAGCCCTTGAGGCAGCGGCCGCATGGTGTGTCCCCGGTGACGAGCGGGTGGTCGGCGGCCAGGGGGCCCATCTTGGTGGGTGCGGGGTCCATCGAGGGGAGCCTACACGCAGGCGCGAGGGCGCGCCCGCGTGCGTATACAGGCTGGATACCCCCTCTGTCAAGGGGTTCTTGGCGAGGCATACCCCCCGTTACCGCCGGTATCTGACACGCACGTCACGCATATGCATCCAGGCGGATATGCAGGGCTATGCATCCAGAGCCCTCTGACCAGGGCTTATGCACGCCTGGTGCAGCTAGTTCTGCATGACTATGCACGCACGTGTGTAAGAATCGCATACCATACAGGACCAAGCGTCCCA